GTTGCAAGCAAGACTTGACAAGACATTTGAAGAACAAACCCGCGCCAAAGAAAAACTGGACGCTTTGGAAAAGCGTCAACGGGCATACGGGCAACAGCAAGACGTTATTACTGGAGCGGCTCCTGGCCAACGCGAAGCCGATCGTTTGAAGGCTGGCGCGGGTTATCGTACAGTTGCCGGGAAGGTACGCACAAAGCCCACGAAAAAAGCAAGTTGGGGAATTGAGTCTGTCCCCAAAACAAAAGAAGTCAAGCCTTCGGAAGTTGCCAAAGCTGCGGCAGAAATGGCCCGTGCAGCAAACTTGGTCAAGGCGGCTGAACGGCTGGCCAAACCTACAACCGTAGAAGTTTCTGACGAAATAACCGAGTTGCGCCGACAGTATGCTGAAGCAAACAAAGTTGCGGAAGGGTATTTGTTTGGGGACGTCAGAAGAGCAGGTATTGTTGTAGAGGGTGCTGTGAGAGAACGCACGCGGTTGGCAGGGCTGATTGCGGAGTCCATAAAGCGTGTGCCAGTTACTCCCAGCGTTGTGGTTGAGGCGCAAAAGAAACTGGACATGCTCAGTAGCGCTGTCAGAACGCTTGACCCTTCGGCCAACGGCACGTTTGCTCCTGAAAAAACCGTTGACGTCATGCTGGAGATGGAACGGCTGCAAAACGAACTGGGGGAGTATGTCTATCGGGGCGGCAAATTAACTGAGCAGCAGCTTTCGGGAGCCGCTGCGGCGGAAGCAACAGCCAATCTAATTAAACTGAAAGGCGCTGACACACCCGCTGCTTTGATTAGAACCGCTAAAAACTACGAAGCGGCGGTAAGCCAGGTTGATTACCAGCTTACACAGTTGCGCAAGTCCCTTGACAAAATTAAAGACGAATTTGATCGCGTTGCCAAAAACGAAGAAACGGTTAACGGCGAACCTGCAAAAAAAGCACCAGCGGTTGTTGAAGCAAAACTTGCGGAGCTTATTGAAAAAGCCACACCAATTGATGCCGCACATACCAAAGCAGTGGCGCTATACAAAGTGGCCCGTCGTGATTTGCTCATGTTCCAGTACGAGATGGGCAAAGGCGTGCGTCAACAGTACGCAGATGCCGTGGCCGCGCTACAGGCGGAGACTGAGCGGCAGGCAAAAGACCCTGCGCTGGCAGCGGTTGCCAAACGCAACGAAGCAAACGCCGCTGTGTTGGCACAACTGCAAGAGCGGTTGGCCAAAGCTCAAGTTAACTTTGAAAAGGCACGGGCAAAAGAGCGTGCAACCCCCGAACCCGACACGCGGACTGCGGAGCAGAAAGCCGAAGACGAGCGCCAAGATCGTTTAGAGCAGCTCCTAAAAGCCCCGTCAGCCGAATTGGCAGCGCTGCCCGGCACGCGCATCGAAGTGGATACCACCGGGCAGTTGGCACAGGCCGTGCAAAACAACGCCAAGCGCATGCTTGGTTTGTCGCAAGCGGCGTTGGAAAAAGCCGTCGCCGAGAACGACGTTGCCGCAGTACAAAAAGCAACCGCAGATGTTCAACGCTACGAGAAAGAACTGGCCCAGGCACTTCCTGCTGGTGAGCGCGTTAAGACTGTTGTGGGAGAAGAAGCGGCGGCTGGCCCGCCCGGCACGCAACCTGTCGTTGCAGGCACGCGGCTTGGCGCACGCAAAGTGGGGCCGCTTGTTCGCCAAGCCCAAAGGCCCCCAGGACAGATGCTCACAGGTTCTGGGCTGGATGTTAAGCAGGGAAGCCAGAATCCGCCAAGGCAGGCTGGAGCTGTTCGACTGCGCAGCTATGACCTGTCTCCTGAAGCGGCCAACGCAATTAGTTTGGCTACGCTGAACAAGCAAGTGAGAGCCGCAGAAGGCGACCGCAAAGCCGAGTTGCAAGCGCAATATAAATTGCAAACTGAGGGGCTTACCAAAGAGCAAATTGCAGAGCGGCTTGCAGAAGGCAAGCGGCTGATTGGTAGTGACGAGTCCATGGCGTTGATTGCACAGCGCGAGAACCTACGTCAAGCCACTGCGGACTTGAATAAAGCCCGCACCGAACTGAATGCCGCAGAAGCGGCGGCAGAAAAGGCAGGAACTAAAAACAGCCCGGCTGTGCTGGTGGCGCAAGATGCTTTCGATCAGGCAAGCGACACTGTGGAGATGCTTGAAAACCGTATTTCTCGCATGCGGGAAGCTGAGCAGGCCAGCAAGCAGGCACGCCGCACGGGCGCAAATGCTGAACAAGAGGCCGACAACGCCGTTGAAGAGGACGTAGATAAGAACGCGCCAGTTACACGGGCTCAAAAAGCCGTGGGCGATGTTTACTTTGACGAAGGCGATGCGGCTCCCACCCAGTACAAGACTGCGCTGGGTACGCAGTTGTCTGACCGCGCCATTGAAGAAATCAACGATGGCAGCTTGATCTACGCGCTGAACGATGTGGCCAAGAACGGCGCAACGCCGCTGTTGCGTGAGAACGCAGCCAAAGTGGCGCAGTTTGTTCGACAGACCAAAGTTCAAGTTGTCAGCAGCATCACTATTAACGGTAAGCAGTACCCAGCCGCTTATGACCCGGCTACGAACACCGTGTTGCTGACCCAAGCTGGCATGACACAAGAAGACCTTGTGCACGAGACAACGCACGCAGCCACCATGCGTGTGATTGAAATGCCAGAGAAAGACCTGACACCATTGCAACGCCAAGCCAAGCGCGAGTTGCAGGCTATGCTCCAGGCCATCAAGCGCGACAGTAAGTTTGAAGGCGAGTACGCAACCGCAGACTTGAAAGAGTTTGTGTCCGAAGCGCAGTCCAACGACGACTTGCGCACAAAGATGGAGCAGAAGCCCTGGTTCCGTGGCAACATGTTCACGCGGTTTATCCGCCGCATACTAAACTTGATTGGCTTTGATACGCAAGAGTTGATGACAACCAGAGCGCAAGAACTGATTGAAACCATCTACATGCCCTCGCGTTCAATCCAGGGTGTTGGCAGAAGCGCTGCGGCTGCACGACCAACATCCGTCATTGTTGGCTATGACCCAACAACCACGGCCAAGATCAAGGGAAACTTCTACGGGCTGGCTGGTCGGGTACAGCTTGTTGACAGGCTTGCCGCAGCGGACGCGGCCATTGTGGCCGCAGAAGGCGCAGACAAACTGACTTCTGTTGAAGCGTTTCAGGCGCAGTACTTCATGCGCATGGCAGACAAAGTGACCCAAGCGGCGGGGCAGTTCGTTACTAGCGGCCCGGTTCGGATTGTGGCCGACAAGCGCACTACCGGGACAGAGTACCGCTATGAGTCTGTTGAGGGGGCCAATCTGCTTCGTGTGAGCGAACACCTGGAGCAAGCCACCAAAGCCAGCGGACGCAGTGCGGACGACATAGAGCGCATGTTCACGGTGTTGAGCGCGGGCGCAAGAGCAGATGCGTTGCCCAACGGCTGGATTCGTTTGAACACTGGGGACGCTAAAGCCGCCAAGGCTGAGTACGATGCGGACAAGGCGTATCTAAACGCCAACCCCAAAGTCAAACAGTATATGGATGCGGCAGCAGCGGAGTATCGCCAATACAACGCAGGTCTTTTGGACTTTGCCGCGCAGTGCGATTTCCTGACGCCTGAAGAAGCCACTCGTTTGAAGCGCGTGCCCTATGCTCCGTACTACCGCGTTGAAGATGGCGTGGTCAAGCTGTTCGTGGAAGACGAGCGTCCTATCAAGATTGGCAACATCAAGGACAACCCAGACTTGCAACGCATGATTGGGGACAATACCAAGATCATGCCAATTCTTACCAGTGCGGTGCAGAACACGTACATGCTGACCCGCGCTGCCCTGGACAACAAGGCCGCATACGAGACATCTAACGCCATGTACAAGGCAGGGTTTGCGTCCAAGTACGGCCCCGGTCAAGGCCCAGCCAACGCCGACACTGTGCACTTCAAAGTCAAAGGCAAGCCATACTTTGCAACGATTGATTCGGATACGTTTGGTATCCCAGCGCACTTGATCGTCAAGGGCATGGAAGGCATTAAGACTACGCTGCCACAGCTTGTGCAGATGCTGGGCGTGCCTGCTGACATCTTGCGCAAGTTCATTACCCGTTCTCCCGCATACGCTGTGCGGCAGATTATTCGAGACCCTATCAACGCGGCTTTGCTGTCGGGTACTGACGGCGTGCCTGTGCTCAACGCGATTCGGCAGTTGGCCAAGATGCGCAATGGGCAGAACACGACCCAGGACGAGCTTATGCGCGGTCTGGTTGTCAGTAGCAACGTCTACACGGGCAACGAGAAAGACATGGAGAAGTTCTTGCAGGACATCCAGTCTGGCAAAGGCAAGTGGACAAAAATGATGGGGGTGATTGACAGCGCGGCTTTGCAGGCGGACGTTGCCACCAGGGCGCTGGTGTATGAGTCGGCCCTGCGGCGCGGGTTGTCCAAGGCCCAGGCGCAGTTTGTGGCAATGGAGTCTCAGAACTTTGGGCGCAGGGGGTTGTCGCCTAGCATGCAGATGCTGTCCACGATGGTTCCGTTTTTTAACGCCCAGATTCAGGGCTTGGATGTGCTGTACCGCACCCTGCGTGGCAAGATGCCGTTTGCCCAGCAGATGGAAATTCAACGCAAACTGAAGGCCCGTGCCATGATGCTAATGACAGGCGCTATGGCCTACGCCCTCATGATGCAAGACGACGAGGCCTACAAGAAGGCTACGCCAGAAGAACGCTACGGCAACTTCTTTGTGTACATCCCTGGCGTAAAAGACCCGCTGAGAATCCCCATTCCCTACGAGATTGGCGTGTTGTTCATGGCCATTCCACAGGCCATAGTGGATGTGGCAATCCGCGACACAAAGGCAGCGGAAGCGATCAAGGGTATCGGCAAGCTGTTGTGGCAGTCCGCGCCTGGAGTCGTGCCTGTGGGCGCAAAGCCTTGGCTGGAAGCGTACTACGGTCAGACAGCGTTTGGGCCGATAGAGAACCAACGCGAGAAGATGCTTGCGGCAGGGGAGCGCTACCGCCCAGGCACTACCGAAGTGGCCAAGGCTTTGGGGTCGTTTACTGGGGTTGTGGGTGTGTCGCCGCTGATGCTGGAACACTTTGTAAAAAGCTACACCAGCATGCTGGGGATTTCCGCGTTGCATATGCTTGACCCTGTGTTTGCAACGGGCGTTGGTGGGGAGAAGGCATCTATCCCCGCAAGCAAACAGCCGTTTGTTGGCGGCTTGTTCCACTCAGCCGAAGGTCGGTTCTTGATTGACCGCGCCTACGAACGTATGGATGACATTGTGCAGGCGTCAAACACTTACGAAGGTTTGATGAACAAAGGGCAGAGGGCTGAAGCCAAGGCGTTTGCCCAACGCCAGAGCAATCTAATAGCCATGAAAGACGAGGCCGGGGCGTTCAGGCAAGAGATGGGAACGCTGTTCACCGAAGAACGCTCTATCCACGACAACCCCCGGTTGACTACGGCTCAGAAGGACGAGCGTTTGGATCGCTTGAAGCGCTTTGAGAATAAGAGGGCGGAACAGTTTTATAAACAATCCGAAAGAACCACACGCCAGTAAACCCGTCTCGAACACAGGGTTCGGCACGGGCATCGAATAGGCGGTGGTGAAGGGCTTTGCGCAAGCCCTCTTCGCGGGTAGTTTCTAAATCGAGGCAGGGGACAAAAAACCCCTGCCCCTTCTCAAGTCGCGCCCAAGGATAGTTGATTCTTAATTTCTTCATCTACTTCCGATATGCGGCGGCTGATGTGCATGGCGGCTACACGCAGTGGGGGGCCGCTGGTCTTGGCCAGCAAGTCTTTCTTCTTCAAGTACTGCACAGTAAAGTCCTTCTCAAGCTGGCGCTTGAGCGCGGTGTAGCTGAAGCTGCGGTTTGAACAGAACGCTTTGAGCAGACGCTCTTCAATGAAGAAGTCGATGTGGTCTGGTGTTACGCCCCACTCTACACGGCCCATGACCTCCCCCCTAGTGGTGTTCTTGTCCACCGCAGTACCGTCACCCAAATGCGCCAAGGGGCCCGCTTTCTCGCCAAACTTGACGACGACAAACTTGCCTTGGTATTCCTGCGTATAGTTGTTGAGTACGTCCTCGGCACTACGTTTGCCCCCGCTGATGCTCAAGCGCTGGTTTGTGATCTGGCGGCGGTAGCTCTCCAGTATTTCAGCCAAGGGGAACTCGGCAACCTTGGCGTGTTCGCTGTTCATAATCACACCAGCGGCAATAGCACAGCCAACACCTGCCATCCAGAAGCGTTCGTCGTTGGGGGCTTTGTACTCGTCATACATACGCCGCACAGTCTCAGGCACTAAAGTTTTAAGCAGGCTCTCGTTATCAACCATGTACTGCACAAGCGCTTCCCCCGCCACGGCGTAGTTGTCTTGGAGCGACTTGATGATTTCAATCTCATCGGCATTCCACTCGAGCTTCTCATCCATGATGTACTCAATAAGCCTGCGCAACTCGCCCTCGGAGGAGTGCTTGCGAACGCTGGTCATGTAATCAATGGCTGGCATATTGGACGACATGATGGCAATGGTCTGCCACGTAGACAGGTTTAAGCGCTCTTTGTTCGTGCCCGACTCCATCCTCTCTTTGCCGCGCCCCTCACTCACACTAAACAGTGTGGAAGGAAACCACTCAAAGTCCGCCCTGTTGTTGGTGGTTATCTCGTCGGTTATCAGCGGGTTGCTGTGCAGCAAACCCAGACGCTGTTGCATGGCTACTGGAGAAGTGCCTGACCCTGTGCGGTAGTGCGTGGGGTGGCCCCAGATAGATGCCGCGCCATCAAGCGCCAAGGATTTACCCGTGCCCGATTCGCTGGACGCGCAGTGCACAGTCAGTCCGTACAGGCCAGTGAATCGCATGAGTGGAGCACCAGCACCCAAGAGAATAATCGCCAAGTGATCCCACAACTTGCGGCGAACCAGCAGCATGATGACTTTGCGCCACACCTCAAGGGAGCCTGTCGGCTGGGTGTTCATCACAATGTTCTCTAGCCCCGGCATGGGCACTTCAATAGGCGGCTTGTGCGCGGCGTAGATACGTCCCGCAAACACATAGGTTCCGTCTTTCTGCCAGCCGTAGTGCGCTGGTACGTCAATGGGTTTCTTTTCACTGCTCATTTTTTCCACACAAGACCTCACGTAGTTGTATAAATTTATGTCGTTGCCTGAACCGAACGCAGCCACGACGTTCTGTGCCATCAGGTGTTTGATCGTCTCATCCTTACCTGCCACCGCTTTTTGCGCAAAGGTTATTTCCTGTACGCGAGAAGGGCGCATGGCCAGCATGTGAACGATGTGTTCTCCCTGGTTGTTCAAGATGTCCACTGGGAAGAAGTCATACGGGAGCAACATGACATGCCGTTTGATTACGTTGCCCTGGGCGTCTTCATCTTCTTTCTCGATGAACACACCACCGCGTTCTCCATACGCGTACCCCTTGGGGGGTTCAGGGCGCAACACTTTTTTTGCTTTGTCTCCTGTATCAGAGGCAGGTATGTCTACCAGTTTTTCAGTAGTTGTGACTGCCGTTTCACGCCCAAGCATTAAGGGGTTGGTGATCTTGCCAAAGAACTGACACCCGTTGCACAGACCCGGATTCTCAGAATCAAACTTTGTGCAGGGATACGGGCCTTTGATTTCTGCCATTTTCCTGTGCATGCGGTCTTCATCGTAAGGGTGCAGATTGGACAGCCACACAGCGGCTTTGTCGCCGTCATCGCACTTCTGCGCAATGCTCAACCATCCACGCCACAGCGGCTCCATGCCATCGTCCTCGGCGTTTTCGGCGTAGTGCTGGAGTTGGGCGCACCCGTTGCCTGCCTTGGTTTTGACCAAGATGTTTTTGAACTTGGTGACGCTGTTCTCAAACAGCTTCACTGTCGTTGCTGCAACGGTGGCAACTGGGCGTGCGCCGGGAATCGCCAACTCCGTCCTAGCCTTGGGGGGCAGCATGGGGGGCAACGACTTTAACTGGCTGGCAATGTGCTCGGCTAGTGTGTAAAAGTCAAACGTGTCGCCTTCAGCCAGTATGCGGACCATGCGCGGCGTGCCGTACTTTTCCTTGTGGTTGAAAGTTTCTGGTACGCGTAACACTCGCGCCGCATCGGCAGTCACGGTCATGTCGATGTTCAAAGCCTCTTGCTTGCACAAGCGTTTGAAGTTTTCCGCTACAGGTTTCCATTCCGCGACTGTTACATCGGTTGTGAAGGGCCAATAGCAGTGCAACCCACCGCCAGAACCGACAACGTAGGGCGAACCCAGTAGGTCAATCCCTGTCTTCGCCAAAAACACGTTCAGGGCGGTCGCGGCTTCTTTCTTGGAAGCGTACCCGTCCATGTCAATAAACAGGGCACGAATGAAGCGCGCGTTGTCTGCTGTGCGTTTCCCCTTGTTTTCAAAGGTGGACACTGCAAAATACACATCCTTCTGCTGGCGCACCCACTTGTCTATAGTGGCTGGCATCTCCTCTTGGTATTGCACATAAATATGCTCTTTCTTTTTTGTTGATAGCTCTGCCGCACAATAAAGCCCGTTGTCTGGGGACGGCAAAACGACCGCTAGAAATTCAAGCGGGGTCATGGAAGTCCTTCGGTTTATTTGAACAGGTCGAGTTGCTGTGGGTCTTTGAACGGGTACTCGTCAGTGGGGGCTAGCGCCGTGAAGCGGCGTAGCAGTTCCACTTGCCATTGGCGGGGCATGTTGTCGTGCGCATCCAATTCGTCTGCGGCGATGCGGATAAGTTCGCTGTTACTCAAGGTTCTAGGCTGTAGTGTGCGCATATTTTTCTCCAAGCATCGTCTGCTGAGTGTGAAGTTTGTAGGAATTTCAACATGGTTTCAACCCGGAACTCATAGGCGGGGAAGATGTCGCCACCTTCAAACCAGTTGTAGACAGTTTGACGCGACACCCCAAGTGCTTTGGAGATGCGCACAACCGAGAAGTTGTGGTGCGCGGCCCATCGACCTAGCTGGTTACCCAGCGTCTTGGGTGCACGCATGATCGCGTTGATTGTTTTTTCTGAGTAGGCCATGTTACTTGCGGTTCTGCGCCAAGATTGTGCAGATTGCCGTTTCGCCGTGGGTGTCTATCCCATGCAGGGCACAAGTAGCCACCATCGGGTCAGCGCCGTTGCTCACAGCTTTGTCCCACTTGTCGCGCTTATCAAACCCTGTCATCGTGCAGCCAATGATTACCGCCAAGAAAAACACCAAGCCCATGCCCCACAAACAAATCCAAAATTTCTGATCTCTATCCATTTGATTCTCCTAAATGCAGGGGCCGAAGCCCCCGCTAGTTTTACTCATCGTCCCAGTCAGACACAATGTCGGCCAACTTGCTTTTCTTAGCAGGCACGGCAGACGGCTTGGCCGCAGTGCTACGCACTTCGGGTTCTTCGTCAGCTTCCGCCACAGGCGCAACGCTGGCTTTCTTCTCTACCACCGGGGGCTTGCCGGGGATAGCCAACACAGGCGCGGACTTCACTCCATCGCTTTGTGCCGTGGTCATAACGATTGCACGTTGCGCATCGGGGCTATCAGCCTGCGCCTTGACGACCTCGTACTCTTCTTCCGTCAACCAGCGGGTTGGCTTGAAGTGCAGCTTGGGGGCTTCGGCCTTAGTATCGAAGCGCATTTCGGTGACGATCTGCTCGGGGTTAACTGGCGGGTTCTGCACCGCCAAGAACCGGGCGTATGCCTGCAAAGGGCGCTTGTCGCCGTCTTCCTTACCAAACACCGAAGTGGCAGGCAACGTCAACTGCAACACATCCCCGGCGGGGTTGTTCTCCAGCACCACAGCCAAGCGCTGTTGGTAGCGGCAGGCGCGGCTATTGCCTTGACCAGAACCTGCCGCATTCTGCGGACAGTTCATGCAAGTCACCGATTGCTTGTGTTCAGCAGTCGGGTCGGGGCGCTCGCCGTCATTGCTCCAGCAATCAGGCCCGGTGATGTTGTCGGCATCGTATGATTTGGCGTAGAAGATGCGGCTCACCTTGGGGGCGGCTTTCACGATGATGACGTTCATGTGGCGCTCATCAATCGAGGCGATCTCTTTGCCTCCTGCTACTAAGCGAAACACACCGCCTTTGATGGAGATGCGTTTAACGCTGGATACGCCGCCGCCCGTGAGGGCTCTGGCGGTGTCTGACAACTCGTTGTTACGGGCAAATGCGGGGACGTTGCTGGGGGAAAAAAGTGTGATATTGGTCATGATGGTCAGGTGGGTTTGGTTATGACAACTTGAAACTCAGAGACTGAGTTCAAGCCCGGAGGGACTACTCCGGGATTTTCTTCAAGAAACGTGCGCATGTTGCCCTGTGCAATGCGCTTCTCTAACAAGTCAACGACACTGTGCTCAAGGATGAAGTCCTTGAACGATGCCCAGTCTTGTGTCGAGTAGCGCGTTGATGTGCGCATGCTCACAGTTCCGAAGGGGGTTTTGACCGTGGAGACGCCAAGCGCCTTCATCTGGTCTTTGATTGCAAACTTGATCTCGTCCTGTTGCGCTTTGAGTGTCTCCAACTTGGTGTCGTACTCTTGCGTCATGGTGTCGATCTCAGCTTTTATCTTACGGTAGATTTTCGTAAGCCTGTCGAGTGGTACAGCGGTTTCGCTCAATTGCTTCTCCTGTTTTTTTGTCTAAGGTTGGACATGGTACACATTAAATTTGGTTTTGCAACTCCTTTCAAGAATTTATTTCTGCATCAAACATCTGGGTCAAAAGTAAGTTGTCGCTTACTTTGCCCTCCAAGGCTTTGAACATCTTTTTCTCGATGGGACTGCCCTCGATGTGGATGACTGTCACCTTGTCTGAGTTCTGCCCCTTGCGGTCAGCACGGGCTATGCACTGGATGTACTGCTCCACGCTCATCAACGGGCCGTAGAACACAACGGTGTCAGCGGCAGTCAGGGTAATCCCGTGGGCCGTAGCCTGCGGCTGCATAACCAACACGCGGGGGTCTGGTTCGTTTTGGAATCGTCGGATGATGTCTGCGCGTTTTGGTGGTGTGATTGAGCCGTGAATGCACTCAGCGGTTATGTGGCGCTTGAGCAAGTGCGTGTGAATGGTGTCGATGGTGCTACGAAACAGCGCAAAGATAAGTACCTTGCGGTCGGTCTCTTCCAAGATTTCTTCAAGCACACCCAAGCGCGGCGCGGAATCAAACTCAACCACTTCCTTCTCGTCTGTGTAGGCCGCACCACAACTGATTTGAAGCAGCTTGCTTAACGCTGCTGCCGCGTTGACTGCGGTGATCGTCTCGCCTGCGGCTTGCACAAGCATGCGGTCTTTGAGGAGGTTGTAGTACTTGGCTTGCTGCGGAGTCAGCGGCACTTCGCGTGTGGTGGTCAGCACAGGCGGTAGGTCTAAGCACTGCGCTTTGGTATAGCGTATGGCGGGTTGCAATGCTTCGTGTACCAGATCGGGGGCGTTGGCTTTCGGTGCCCACTTGTACATGGTGACTTTGTTCATCACCATATCGCGCCATCCTGTGTACAGGCGGGGGATTCCATCGGGGTTGACAATTTTGGCCAGCCCGTATGCGTCAGCAGGAGACTGAGACGCTGGTGTGCCTGTCATCATCCACACATGTGTGTCGGCCCTGAGTATGGACTTGAGCGCCTTCCAGCGCTTAGTGGTCACGGTCTTGTACGCGTTGGCCTCGTCCACGATCACCAGATCAAAGCGCCCGTCATTGACGATCTCAGACGCAATCAGATTTAACCCATCGTAGTTGGCAATTACGAATTCGTAATCTTGCTGAATCATCTCAATGCGGCGGCTAGCCTGCGCGTGGTGCGCGATGATGGCAGAGCGATGGATGACGCTGCTGTTCAGGTCTGCCAACCATGCGGACTGCATGATGGATAGTGGGCACAGCACCAACACCCGTCGAATGTCTCCGCGCTGCATCAAGTAGTCTGCTGCCCATAGTGCGGATAGCGTCTTGCCTGTGCCGGGTTCGGAGAACACAAACGCTTTGCGGTGCATGGTCAAAAACGCAGAGGTCTCTTTCTGGTGCGCCATGGGTTTGTACCTACCGGGCCAAGCGTAGCGCCGCATGATGGGCGAAGGCACGTCTTTGACGCCAAGGTTCTTCAACACACGCGCTTCATCCAACCCCCAGAAGACTGCAACATCAAAGCCGCCATCAGCGCGAGGCATGATTTTGGACTTGGGGATGATGCTGTACTTCTGAGGGTTTCGTGTGCTAAACAGTAGTGCTTTGTCTTCTATGATTTGCATTTGCTTCTCGGGTTTATTTTTTTCCTAACGCCAACGCTTGTTCCCAAACGAATTTGGCTACGTTGTAGCCGATGAGCTGTTGCTCTGCGACCGTTATGGTTCGCCACCATTCCTCGAATGTCATTTGCTTCTCCCGGTTATTTAACTGAGTGGTTTTTTGTCCTGTCAAAAGTGCGGTTTGCTGATGCGGGTTTAACTCGGAGGTTGCTACGCACCGTCTTGCCGCCTTTGTCCACAGGCTTCTTGTGATCGACATCCATGCCATCGCCCTTGTGCACTAAGCCTTCTTTCATCAGCATAGCGCGGGCTTTGTTTCGCTCGGCCCGCTTCTTGATGACATCTGGTTTCTGCGCATATGCGGGATAGGTGTCGCGGTCTTTGGGGTTTTTGTAAGGCATGAATGTTCCTTTCAATGTTTCGGGTTGTATTCACAGGTTTTCACAGGACACCACGGGCACAAGCCAGAGGACTTGGGGTTCCAGGTATTTGAAGCGAAGCACGCTTCAAGTCTGGCTACGCGCTCACGGTAATTCCACCACTCAGCATCCGCCTCTTCCACGGCCATGCTGTGCTTGACCATATCATTTTTCACCACAAATAACAACGCCGAACTGACCTTGCGTATGTGGGGGAAGTGCTTGAACACCATGAGGGACATGAGCTTTAGCTGGTCACGATCTGGGTATTTGTTGTTGCCTGTTTTGTAGTCAACTACCCGCGCTGTAAGGTTGTCGTCATCAATGATGAGCAAGTCCGCAATGCCCCTGACCCACCTGCCCTTGTTGTTGAAGTCACACGGTTGCAAGTCCGGGGTGATGCCCATCTCGTACTCGCACAGCTTCCTGCCCGGCATGGCCATCAACACATCAAGCGCTCCCTTGGCGTAGTCAAACTCAGGGGGCAGGGGTACGCCATCTCGAATGTAGACCTCCGCCGCTGTGTGAAAGCTTGTGCCGTAGCGTGTTGCCTCAGTCTCCTGAAATGGGAAGTTGTTGAGCACATTTACCTCATGGTATCTGCGGGGGCATCCCTCAAAGTTTTTAAGAGCGCTGTGGCTCCACGTTACAGGTTTCATTAGAACTTCGCGCTTTCTATGGCTATGGCAAGTCGGGCAGCAAAACCTTCTACAAAGTCTTCTCGGCTGTTGAGTTTGTGTTCACGCATGTCCTCAAGGATGGCGTGCACCAGCTCATGCCAGAAAGTTTCTTTGACCGAATCAGATGAGAACTTACGTCCTGTTCGGTTGTTTCGCAAACCAATCTTTATTTTCTGTTCGGGGTAGTGAACGCGCCCCATGTCGTCTTTGTCCTTCATGGCCTCGACAACCTCGACGCTGTACCACTTGTCCCCCACCTTTACTTTCTTTGGTAGTGTTATTTCCATTTAGTTCTTTGCTTCTCCATATCTACGGTGAGCACCACCGTCAGCGGACAAGGGAATACCGGGCATGTAGCGCGGCTCCATAGTCATTTGCTCCAAGACCCAAGTCTTGGCTTCTTCCACCTCACTGTCGGGCACGAGCGCAATCAACTCATCGTGCACCGTTCCAACCACGGGGTATCTTTTACCAACCCGCAGCATTCCGTCTGTCATTACCACCCGCGCCAAAGCTTGGGTCACATTGTTCGTTATCTTTCCAGCATACAACTTGGTAGCGTCTGGCCCGTATACCCACTGGCTCCTACCTTTTTCGTCTTTGACTTCACGCAGATCGGGATAGCGCAAGCACATCCCGTTTGGCAATTCTATTTCACCCTGCCTGAATGTCAAGCACTTGTAGGTGTGTTCTTTGCCGTTGACCAAAGCCGACACCAACAGGCTGGAACACATATCCCAGAATGAGACAACAGGATACGCCGTGGCACGGTATATATCAATGATGCGTTTGGCTGCAATGGCATGGTGCACCAACTCCGAGTAGGTGCATGTGTGCGGGATATCCCTTAGTTTGATCTCTGTTTCAGACCACTCCAAGAACCGCTCGGCCATGTCCTTGTTGACGTTCAACGCTTTAGAGAACGCCCTCTCGTAGCGAACTGGGGGAGCCCCAAGGAACCCCGTAAGAAGCTGTGACGCGAACGATGACCAGCCCAGCCCATAGCCGCAGCCCAGTAACGCGCTCTTCGCAGATTGCCGCAGGTCAGGATGAGACTCTTTAGTAAGGCCGGGTATGTTGAACATCTGACTTCCGAATGCCGCGTAAGGGTCACCTCCAGCCCGGAAGATGTTGAGCATATCGTCGTAGTCAGCCAGCCACGCGAGTACTCGCGGCTCAATCTGCGAGAGGTCGCCAACGACGAGTTGGTAGCCATCGGGAGCCATAATCGCTTTACGTAAGAACGACTTTCGCTTGAGGTTTTGCATGTTGATGGCGGACCCCTTAGCTGCCGTCCATCGCCCAGTCTGAGCACCGTAGTACGAAAGCGGAACCGGGAGCGCACCTCGTTGACTGATGTCAAGGAAGCGCTGCGCTCTTGTCCGTTCGGTTGTTGACTTGACCTTGAGACGTGCTTCACAAAGGAGCGCAACATCTTCGTTTGCACCATTGAGGAGGGCTTGGAAGAGCGCATCGTCTTTTGCCAGGGCAAGCGTTTGCTTACCCGTGGTCTTACTGATTTTTGTCGGGGGTGTAACGCCAAGGTTTGTAAGAATCTGCGCAAACTTAGGGTTTGACGCCAGCTCAGACTCATTGATGTTAAGACGTTGTAGTAGCGCTTCACGTATGTTTCCTTCCTCTGTTAATGCTTGTATCAACATCTTCTGGTCAAGCTGCAACACTGGGCGTGTGTACATCTTGAGCGTCATGTCAATAAGGTGTAGTTCCGATCTAGGGTAGCCCGCCGAGAGTCTTTCGAATATTTGTTCGCAGAGATATACGTCGTGCTGACAATACTCAGCAAGTTCTCTTTCTGTCTCAGGCTCAAGGACGGCCAGTCCATCGGTACTATGTACGGCTCTCCCTTTGGGGGGAAGACCAAAATCTCCTGCCAGTTTGGCGAGGGAATTGCCAACCTCCACGCCGCGTAAAGCTCGTGCCATTGATAGGGTATCAAAGATGAAGACGGGGTGGCAGTTGTATCGCCACTCAAGAATGGAAATATCGAATTGGGCGTTATGTGCAAGCACGGCGGTTCGTCCCCAGTCGATGCCAGAAAAGTACTCAGATAAATCTGATCCTCTAACCCATTCAATCGGCTCGTCGCTTCCGAACTCATGTGTACAGGCTCCGAAAGCCACGAACTTATTGTCACGTATGTACTCCTCGGTTGTCATCTTGGACAGCGTGTAGTCCTTGCTACTCCATCTTGTTTCAAAGTCGATGCTCAGTATTCTGTCGAATGGTTTACTCAATTCATGGCCTCTTTGGGTGGTGCTTCACGCATGTTGATGTAGTTAAAGAAGTTGTCCGCTGCCAGCAGCAGCGTGGCGGCATCCATCTCGTTGCAGTTGACCGTGACCACGCTGGCGCTCTCATCGGTCAGGTCGCCCAGCACAATGACAGCAGCGTGCTTGTCCTCGGCGTAGCACTGGAGCAGTGAGTACACCAGCATTTTGAAATGGTCCTTCTGGGCATCGGTCATAGATGCCACGCGGCGTTCTATGTCCTCTTGTGTTATTCGCATAGCAGTTCCTTTAAAGTTTGTTTTACCAATTCAATGTTCTCCTCGTTGATAACCAGCGCCGTCCCCCCGGCCTGCTGTATCTTGGCCAACTCCATGTCTTGCAGCGCGGTGGTCTTGCCTTTGCCCGCCTTGCACTCGATGGCGATGAACGTGCCGAAGTAACAGCAGATGATGTCTGGTATGCCCGCCCTGCCCATGCCGTTTTGCACAGGCGAGAAGTGGTACACCGCGTTGTCGTCAAGCAGCCGCTTGACTGCCTTCTTCACTTTGGCTTCGGGGGTCATGGCCATTTTGTTTCCTTCGCTTCTTAAAAAAGTATTTGACTACTTCATAGTCTACGCCGAATCGTTCGGCAATGGCCCTCATTGACATGCCCTGCTCACGCAACACCAATGCTCGGCGTGCATCAATCAGTGTGGGTTTGCGCCCACTCCCCGGTCTTGCGCCCCCTTTCATGTGTTCTCCTTGAATTGATAATCTTTAAAGACGGTTCCCCTGCTTGCATCGCCTTTCCAGCATTCGTTTACCCATCCCCGCTTGCCTGACTTGTAAGTACGCCAATGTCCACGAACCTGATGACGGCGTGGTGTTGCGTGGGTTCCGCCTTGATAATCATTTTTTGGTTTAGGCGATTCAATTTCCACTGTATTCCAGTCAAAACTTAAAGCGGGTTTGCCTTTTGATTGACGCTTTTGATTGATAAATGTGCGCTTTGGTGTGGGGCGATAACCCTGCGATTGATGAGCAAGTTTTATCAACACTGCAAGCACCATTCGGTGGACAGGTTTAATATCTTCAAGGGTTATTTCTTTGTCCTTCTGATAAATTCTGAAGCCTTCTCCGGTAGAAACATAAGCATATGGAGAAAAGTATTTGCCGCCATGCCACATGGAGCAACCGCCCACAGTTATTGAATCATCGCCCCTTAAAAGCCAAAGAGCAAAGTCTTTTCCTTGCGTATCCAAGCCAACAATTCCCGTTCTTTTTGAAGGTAAATTCATCAAAAAATCTGCGGGAACTTTTGTGTCAAGTACAGGCTCCATTTGCCCAACATCAAACCACAAAGCAGTTTCTGGCTCAGGCGCAAACTTTACGGCCTTGCAAACCAATGGAGTCATTGCGGATTCTCCTCGTCATCAAAAGACATTTCAGGTGGATGTGAAATGTCATCATGGACAATAACGCCAAACTCATTTGCCAGCAAAAATCTGCCGCACACTATGCAGTAATAACCTTCTGTCATGTGTTCTTCTCCTCGGCGTAGCCGTTCTTTTGCTTGAGTTTGGCTTCAATGGCTCTAACGCATTTCAATCCAGTTGGTGTCCAAGGGTATTCACCTGCACATTCGTGCATCTCCTCATCCGTCAGCCCTACCCATGTGCGCTGTGGTGGGTGGGTGTAGAGAGGTTCAACCCAACCTTTATGGTTTGGGTTTCTTTTATTCCAAACATCTGCGTAAGTTTCGTTGTCCTCATAAGAACAATAAAAATACAAACCCTCACCATCAAATGTGCGCCACGCCACAGGCTCTTGCTCTGCATAAGCCTCCTTGTACAAGCCCAGCCGTTCATTTTCATTGTGCAAGGCTTGAAGTGCTTTCTCTTGTGCCAATCGTGCGTTGAGTCTCGCAACCTCACCTTCCAAACCCCTTATGACAATCTTGAATGCATTGGCTTCGCAGTGTTTTTCACAAGTGTCAGTCATGCTTGTTCTCCTCTGGTTGTTGTGGAAAAGTTGATGTAACAAATCGCACAGCACTGTCTCCGTCTTGAATCAGCACCGTTACTGTTGCCGCTTGCAAATTTTTGCCATAAACCAACCTCAAGCTTTCCCAAAGTTTTTGCATTTCATCTTTAGTCATGCTTCACCACCCATACAGCAGTGCCGCCAGTAAATTCAAATTCATCAAATTTCAGCCTGATGTACTGTTGTCCCGGCACACCAGCAGATTGGACATAGCCTTGAATTCCAAAGCTCTTTAGCTCTGTCACCACTACCATGCAAGCACCGAACGTTTCCTTGGTTGGTGTAACCTGCACAATGTCTCCAACTTTTAAGTCTTTCATGCTTGTTCCATTTCTCTAATAGCGGCGGCGCATTGGTCACGCACATCAATTTCCTGTTGCATTGGTAAGCTCTCGCACAGCTTTGCACACGCCTCACGCTCCTCGGCGGCTATAGTTCCCAACTGACCACGCAAATTGGCAACCGTAAGCAACAGGGAATCCCTTGCCATTTTCATTCGGTCAAACTCAATTTCTTCATCTTGTGTCATCGCTTCATTCCTCTCACAAATGACGCAAAGCTTTGCACTGTGTCCCGACCGAACGGCATGGTGAACTTGGTCTCCAACTCCACAGCCACTTCTTCCAAAGCAAAATTGCGCTTGCGGTTGTTCGCATTATCAATGTCGGCAAAGTCCTGCTCAATTCGTTGTATTTGCCTCTTACGGTTTAGTGAACGCACGATTTCTTGTCGTACTGATGACATGCGCTCGATGTCATTAAACGCTTCATCTTCTGGGTTATCTATCATTGCGATCTCTTTCATCCATCCAAAACCACAGTTCAGCCAATGCATACAGTATCAATCCAGCTATTGCTATGCATAGACTACCAAGCAAGAAGATTGTGACCACAGTTTCAGTCATCCTTCTTCTCCTTCTTATCCTCCAACAAGTCAATCAACGTGCTCAAAGGTACATTGTTGCCGAACTTTTTTTGAATAACTGCAATCTCATGCATAATGAAATTACAGCCTGATTCAAAGCCTTTGATGTACTCATTCATCTCAGTCTCAGGATACATGCTTCACCCCTAGGTACCGCTTGGCTTTTTCTGTTGGCACACACATCCGGCTACGCTCGTCTTCACGGTTCACTTGTGTCTTAACATAGCCATGCTCTTTAAGCCAGGCCAGGTTGTTGTGAACAGTCGAGTGCGATGCAATGCCTTCGCCTACTGCAATGTGTGCAAGGTCCATGACAGTCATGATCTTCTTATCAATGATCATGTCAAGCATTACCTCGGACACCGGCGTCATGCCAGCCTGTTTTCGCTTTTTGAACCAGTAAAGTGGTCGCATTATTTTCTTCCTTGTGCCAAAATTGTGCAGATTGCCGTTGCTGCATGACCTTCTACACCATCTAGCGCACAAGCCACAACCATGGGATCAGCGCCATTGGACACGGCTTTCTCCCATTTATCGCGCTTGCCATGGGCATTGATGGTGAGAGACACTATCAGCGCTATGAAGAACGCCAACACCATGCCCCAAATGCAAACCCAAAATTTTTGGACACTATCCATCATGCTACTCCTTCTTCATACGTAATTGCTTGCAATTTGCTGATACGGTCCGCGATAGAGATCATTGTCTTTTGGTACTCGGCCATGAGTTTCTTCTTTTCTTTTTCCAAGGCGGCAATTTGCTTGAGGCGAGGATCGAAGCTGTCAGGGATCTCTATTTCTATCTCTTGACTGCAAACGTGAACGCGATAATCGGTATCATCCATCTTGTGTGTGTACACAACGAATTCGGGCTTTTCTTCCCATTGATACTGTGACTGATGAATGTGAATGGTGTGTTTAGTTTTCATTAGGTTCTCCAAATTAAAATGTCGAGGGCTACAACAATGATACCAACAAGGCAAACTATGCGAGCAACCTTGTCGGCAACGGTTAAATTGGCAACATGTATTTCTACACTGATGCCGTCGTCTACTACTACCTTACGCACTGAAGTCTTCCAACATGGCGCGGTGGTGCTTTTTCAACTGGACCAGGATGTCGTGCTGGTCTTTTACTGACAACTCATAAGTTACATCGGTACCTGCAGGCTCGTCTTCAAAGGCCTCGGTTGTGTAAGCAAACCAGTCATACGTTTCACCAAGGCCAACGGATGCATCTTCATCGAAGTAGTCGTACTCCACCAGCAAATAGCCATAGTCAAGTGAGCTAACTTCTGTTTTGTAGGTCATGTTCTTCATGGTGGTTCCGATCAGAGTGAAGTTACGCGGCATGCAAGGGAAGCGGATGTCTTGGTGTGCTTGTCAATAATGTCTTTTTGGAGATCAATGCCAGCAGCTGCAAGTGCCTCTTTAAACTTAACCAATGCATCGAGTTCTTGGAGCACCGCCTCGTAGTTAACAAAGGGGCGTTGTGAAAGGCTGACAGAAGCTTTGTAGAACTGGCCGTTGTGCTTGCCTTCGCCTTGGTTCTTGATTTCATCCTTCAGGACTTCGACTTGGTTGTCCAAGGCTGTCTTATCTGCCAACATGAAACCGAGGCGGTCTACATTGGACAGAGTGCTAATGTTTACTTGTGTTTTCAAACCGGTTTGTGTGTTTAGTACTTCCATTTTCAGATCCTTTGAGTTTAGTAGTTAGTGTGCCTAAGCACAGTTGCACTATACCATGTTTTAGCATTAGTACAATAAATTAAAAATATTTTATTTTTTGTGTTTACTTTGTAGAAACCTAGTATAGTACACACTGTGGTAACACACAAACATCTTAAATTCTTAACTTCACCATTCACAAAGGAGCCTCACATGGCACACGATATCGACACAACCACCGGCGTCTCAGCAATTGCATACATGGGCGACACCCCTTGGCACAAACTCGGCCAGCAAATGGAAGCCAACCAATCCATCGAACAATGGCAAAAGGCAGCAGGCATGGACTTCGTCATCAAGTCCGGCCAAGTTACTTTCAACTCCTTGGACGGCATCTCAGGCGTAGTTCCTGGCAAAAAGGCCTTGTATCGGTCCGACACGCACAAAGCCTTGGCAGTGGTTTCGAACACCTTCAAGGTGGTACAACCTAAAGAAGTCCTGGAGTTTTACCGTGACCTCACTGAGAAGGCTGGGTTCACCTTGGAGACAGCAGGCGTGCTTCGTGAAGGCCGTAAATACTGGGCCTTGGCCAACATTGGCAAGGAGATCAAGATTGCCAATGACGAGCTCAAAGGCTACCTGCTCTTAGGCACGGCCTGTGATGGCTCTATGGCAACAACTGCCATGTTCACCTCAGTTCGTGTGGTGTGTGCCAACACCTTGGGGTTTGCAATGCACGAGGCCGAGACAGGCAAGGCAAAGAACGTGGTCCGTGTCAACCACCGGTCAGAGTTCAATGAGGATGCTGTTAAAGCACAGCTTGGCTTGGCTAATCTTAGCTGGGCCAAGTTCATTACTCAAGTTGATCAGTGGTGCACCACTACGGTCAGTGACTCATTGGCCAAGGATTACTTTGACTCAATGGCTTCATATAGCACCGCCGAAGGCGACGTGATTGTAAGCAAGAAGACATCAGACATGCTGATGCAACTGTTCCAAGGCGGTGGCAAAGGTAGCAACCTGGTTACGGCCAAAGGCACTGTCTGGGGATTGGTGAATGCAGTCACCGAGTATGTGGATCATCACAAAGGCCGTACGGCTGATGGCCGGATGGATCGGGCTTGGTTTGGTGATGGCCAAAACATCAAGGCACTTGCTACTGCCAAGGCCGACGAAATCGCTTTGTTGGTATGATCTAAAAGAAGCCCCTAGGCGGTGAACCTAGGGGCTTAAACGTCATAATGACAACTGCGAAAACAAAAAGGACCAGATCATGCCAATGGGATTTTCGTCTCATATAACACAACCAGATGAATTATACAAAACTTTTTTAGCCAATCGCAAATACGATGATAACGACGAGTTTACCTTAGGTTTACAGCTCTTAGACAAGGAGCAAACCAAGCAGCTTTTAGGGCACACGTATGAATGGTCGGTTAAGATTCCGTACTTTGACGTAGACGGCAAAGATACCGGGTTTGTAAGGGTTAGGTTGTTGACCCCTAAGACTAAGATGAAATACTCACAGGCCAGAGCCAGTGGGTCACACATTTATTTTCCGCCTGTAGCGTCATGGCGAACTATCATCAACAATGTAGATGTGCCGATCACCATCACTGAAGGCGAGTTTAAAAGCTGGTCGATCACTAAAGCTATAGAAGCCGAGGGCCTGCTTAATTCTTGCATTGGCTTGGCAGGTGTGACAAGTTGGACAAGCAAGAACGGTGTGCACTTACATCCGGATCTTATGCAAATCATGTGGCAAAAGAAGACAAGCTTCGAGACCAAGCATCGCAAGGTGTACATAGTGTTTGACTATGATGGTGCCAAGGAAGACGGCGAGCCAAATGAGCAGGTTGCATTTGCCGAGACAAAGCTGGCAGTGACGTTAAGAGGACTAGGTGCAGAAGTGCACCTTTGTCGCGTTGGGCGGTTCGGCCCTGGCAAAGGTAGCAAGTTTGCCATTGATGATCACCTAGATGCAGGCGGTACACTAGGTCAAGTGTTGGCTAGCACCTCGGTCATTATGAATGGGATTGACACACTTGATGTAAGGCTGCATGAATTCAGCACTAAGTATGCGTTATACAACGGTGATGTGATTCGTATCGATGACGGTCACATCATGCCGTTCCAAAAAGCCAGGATTGACAGTGCCCAGCACATCTATTTGCAACAGGTAACAGTACCAGGCAGAGGCAACCAACCGCCCAAGATCACAACACGCGAGATCATCCTGATCGATGAGTACAAGAAGTGGAAGCGTAGATGTGACATCAGGCGCGTTGGTGTGTTTCCGCACTACCAAGGGCTAAAGATCACACCGGATGGCAACTACAACTACTTGAACAGTTGGCTAAATGAGCCTGTAGACGGTGATGCGCATGCGTATCTGGAGTTTTGTGACTACTTTTTTAGAGATGAACCAGCATTTGCTGATTATTGGCATGACTGGGTCGCTAACGTGGTGCAATTTCCGCACAGGCGAAACAACACAACACCCCAGTTTGTATCGAACATTGAAGGCATTGGTAAGTCAGCCGTTGCCGAGTTCATAGCCGAAATGCTAGGCCTTGGTGAACAAGGGCCAGCCATCATCATCGGACCTGACGAGCTCTTTGGCAACTTTAACGGTATATTTAAGAACAAAATTCTCATAGTGATTAATGAACCAAGCAGTGACCGTGAAGACCACTCAGCCCAGCTAAAGAGCATGATCACAGGCAAGGAAATAGCTATCAACAATAAGTATGGTGCTCAATACAACATTGAGAACTACATGAACTTTATATTTACATCTAATAAGCCATACATCACTAAGATGGGCAACAATGCCAGACGCGAAGCCATCTATAAGCCAGGCAGTCTATCCAACACAGAAACGCACCCCAAAGTAGTCAACCTTATGGCATGGGCACGGCATGAACGCGGCTTTGGCAAGGTGCTCAACTGGTACTACAACCGAGACATCAGCAACTTTGATCCATCCAAGCCAGCACCTGACACCAAGTACAAGCAGGTTGCTATATCAGCAGGCCGTAGCCCGATCGAAGCATTTGCCAAAGAACTAAGTGACTGGGTGGTTGATAAGCTTGACGGCTATGCAGCCTTTACGCCGGCACAGCTGGAGATACTGTGTGAGAAGTGGGGCCATGACAGCCGCGCCAAGTCGCAATACATCAAGAAAGCCTTGCTTAACTATGCCGATCTAGAGTCAAAACCGGTCAATTTCCAAGGCAAAACGATCAGGCTCACGATTTGCAAAATTACAAATCCGCCAACCAAAAACAGAGATCTGATGAAGCATGGTGCCTTGAGCAAGATGGCAATTGACACAGACGTTGCTGTACGACAAGAAATAGAGCAAATGTGATCAAAATTACACTCAAAATTACAAGAAAATTACGAGCCAAGCGCTTAGAATGTTGTTGTCGCTGTTAGTGTTTTTGTTCAATATTACAATATTACATAATTACATTAAGAAAGTATATATAAGAGAATGAAGTATATGCACTCATCGTATATAGTCTTTCTGGGGGTTTGTAATTTTGTAATGTGTAATATTGGTGTAGAATAAGTGCATTCCAACACGGCTGGGGATTGCTCGGTTCGATTCCGAGGGGACGGGGGAAACACAAACGGCTCAATACCGCCCTATCCTGTTCTGGTCAAGTCCCCATCCGTGTTGGTGTAGTGCGATAGACAAAGGCCGCTTACCGTTGGGTTCGCAACGGCGCACGGGAGAATGGACAGCCCATGAAATCCAAACCCCACCAACAACCATCACGCATGCGTACTGGGCTAACAAAGTCAAGTGGTGGTGTACAATCCGTCAAAGAGGTGCATATGGTAGCGAAACGCGGCCCGGGGCAACCCACAAAGTACAGACCAGAATATTGCGAGCTCGTTATCGAGCTTGGTGACAAAGGCTATAGTCGTGAGATGATAGCCGTTGAGCTGAATGTGTCTTGGAACACGTTGCTGAACTGGATGGATGCGAATCCAGATTTCCTTGAGGCCTTGGAATTTGCAAAGATGCGTGAGATGGTGTATTTCGAGAAGCTAGGGCTCGCGTACATGGTCGAGCAGCCGCAGCAATCGAAGCTAAACACATCGCTCTGGTCACGGTCGATGGCCGCTCGATTCCCAACTAAATATCGCGAAAATTCTAAATTCGAAGTCACTGGTAAAGACGACAAGCCCATTCAGATCGATGTTGTTCATGACTTTGCACAAGAGCTTATGAACGACTTGCTGACTATCAGGCAAGACGGTGCCAAGTCCGACAATAGCTGAACAGTTTGCGCAACGAATACAAGTTGCGACTAACTTAAAGCATGCCACTCCGGAATGGCAAGCCGCGATCAAAGCGCGTCTTAAGTGGCTCTCAATAGCAAGCAATCATCAAATCACGCCTAAGGGCGATTGGTGGAGCATCTGGCTCTTGCTTGCTGGTCGTGGCGCTGGCAAGACGAGGTGCGCGGCTGAATGGACGTGGTGGGAAGCGTGGACGAAGCCTAAGACTCGTTGGCTTGTATCAGCCCCTACATCCGGTGACGTTCGTGATGTGTGCTATGAAGGCGACTCAGGCTTGATGAGCGTGTTACCTTCGGTATTAATCGACAACTACAACAAGTCACAGCATGAGATCACATTGGTCAATGGGTCGATCATCAAAGGCATTGCCGCGTCTGAGCCAGAGCGCTTTCGAGGCCCACAGTTTCACGGTGGCTGGCTTGACGAACTGGCGGCTTGGCACTACCTTGATGACGCATGGAACATGCTGCAATTCGGCATGCGACTTGGCAAGAAGCCTCGTATACTCTGTACCACGACACCGAAGCCAAAGCCATTGATCGTCGACTTGGCGAACCGTGACGGCGATGACGTGATCTACACATCAGCATCGACGTATGACAACATGCACAACTTGGCGCCAAGCTTCAAGGCACAGATCCTTCAGTACGAAGGCACCAAACTCGGACGCCAAGAGATCTATGCCGAGATCATCGACCCTGAGGAATCAGGCATCATCAAGCGCGACTGGTTCAAGCTGTGGTCAAATGAGAAGCCACTGCCACAGTTTGACTACGTCGTTCAGTCATATGACTGTGCCACAAGCGACAAAACAGCCAACGACCCAACCGCATGCACCGTGTGGGGCGTGTTCAAGCCTAGTGCTGACAAGTCGGCGTCTGTGATGCTGATCGATTGCTGGGAGGAGTACATACAGTACCCTGACCTACGGAAACGAGTCATCGAAGAGTCAACATCGATATACGGCGACGAGAATGAGTTTGGGCACGGTAAGAAAGTCGACCTTATACTGATCGAGGACAAGTCGGCAGGCATCAGCTTACTGCAGGATTTGCAACGAGCCGGGCTTCCTGTTCGTGGCTACAACCCAGGGAATGCTGACAAGATGACCAGGCTCAACCTAGTCGCACCGATCATCCAGCGAGGCAAGGTCTATGTGCCTGAATCCTCGAAGAACGAGGGGTGCGCTAGAACGTGGGCCGAGGCGCTGATCAGTCAGGTTTGTGCGTTTCCTGAAGTTCGGCATGACGACCTAACCGACTCGATGTCACAAGCCTTGCGTATTTTGCGTGACATGGGGCTCATCAACATCGATCCAGTGTATGATCCCAACGACTCGTATGACGAGGATCGTCCAGTAAGGGTGAACCCATATGCCGTTTAAACTATGACAGCCGTTTACAGCCCTGAAGGCGTCTTCTTGTATGATGACGGTGAATCAGACACCGATCAGTCGCAATTCGAGCTCAACAAACGGGCTGAAACAAAGCAAAGCCCTCTTGCAAGCGTAACGGAAACGTTTAAGAACATCGCAACACAGTTCAACCCACTGCTGGTTGGAAAGGCAGGGCAAGATGCGGCTAAAACACTTCTTATCTCACCACTTGCGGCACCTGCATCAATCGTTAGTTCAGGTCTCCAACATCTCAATGCTATGCCTGGCGTTGCACTTAGACGAGCCCAAGGCGACGAAGAAGGCGCTAAACGCATAGAGCAGTCATTGCCGTCGCCGGATGATGTCAACATAAGCTACCAAAAAGCGTTGGCACCACAAACTCAAGCCGGTGAGTCATTCAATGAAGGGCTGTCCAAAGTCATGGAAGCATCTAAGCTTCCGCATGTGTGGCCTATGGGACCAAAAGGCATGATGTCAAACATGGTCGGCCTCGAAGAGCGTCGTCCTTTGATGTCACCGAACGATGTGCGTGTTCTTGGTGCCCAAGGCGTAAACACAGCACGTGAGATTAGCGCTATACCGACCGACTTTGCTAACTGGCGCGACGCCCACATAGTACGCGAAAGCCCGGTTCGTGGTGAAGGCTCAACAACGTTTGGCGGGCAACTAGGTCAAGCAGCTGAATCACTTGGCGACACAATGGCAAGGCGTGAGATGCAAGGGCTTACGCCTATTCCAGGCTTGCCAGCTGCTTTACAACCTGACACTAAGATGTATGCGGTTAGACCTGAAGGCTCGAGACTGAATACATTCTTTCCGACTGTTCCGCCTGAAGCAGGCAACTACCAGCCTCGCGTTAATCCGGTAGCCGACATCATAGCAACAGCAGCTTACATACCCACAGTCGATCCTGTTTTAGATCCGACGCAAGTTTTTGACACGGCGAGAAGACAGCTTGAAGGGCCTGCTGTTGATAGCTGGCAGGAATTTGAAGCAAAGAAAGCGGAAGAGCTGTACCCCGATCTCGACCCTAGAGACAGACTAAATGCGGTGAAGGTTGCAAACTACGGTGATGGCACAGGCAACGACTATGCTAAGCTTGAAGCACAATGGTTTGATGAGTGGCGCAACTCGCCTGAAGGCATTGCTGCTGGTGCACAACGACTTAATAGCACCGAAGACGTGTCTAATATGCACAAGTCGGCTATAAAGTGGCTTGATACAGTGTTCACCAACTTTATCGATAAGCAGTGGGGCACCGCAAACAACGAAGTTGTTAAGCTTGCAGAGAAAGGGCTTACAGTAACGCCTGCAGAAGAGCTAATTAACGGAAGTACTACAAGGCCCACTAATGCGACGCAAACCGAGCGAATTGCAATGGGGTTGGATCCTCAAGGGTCATATGCAAAGACACTTCGTGCCGCATCACAAAAAGTAGAAGACTTAAACCGGCAGCTTACAGAGTTAGAGCAGGAAAAGACTCGAGCAGGATTAGCCGCTCAAGCACGAGGCATTAGACCTGCCGAAGATGAAGCATTTGTAGCTGCTAGTCGTGAAGTAGATAGGGTTTCAGCTGCGCATGACAAAGCCATGACTGCTTGGCAAAACCAGCAGTTGGCATATAAACTTGAGACAATGGCTGACAACTCGGTTGTTAAGCGGCTAGCATCCGGCGCTAGAGAAGACTTAGTGCAGCATGAGCGACAGTTCTACCCTACGCTTGAAAAGACACCAGGCGATGAGTCAGTGTATTTGCTTATGTCTACTCAACCTGCATTAAGCACTATTGCTAGTGAGTTTTACCAAGACGTAATGTCAGGCAAGATCAAACGAGACAAGATGCCAAATAGCGTTGGCCAATTCGTTAAGAAGAATGCTCAAGCTAGAATCATGCTGGAGAACCAAGCTAAAACCGCTGAAAAAGAGCGCAAAGAACAGTTTGTTGCGGCGCTAATGACAAGAATGGAAGCTATACCTGAATCAAACAAGGTAGGCAGCATTGGGGTAAGCGTGATCACAAAGGATCTAGGCTTACAAAACGTTAAGCACGAGTTCTCAATTGCAACAGCTGTTTGTGACTTCTGTCTTGGCGAAGGCGGCTCAGCCAAAGATGGCACAAGGAACTTATTCTCAGGCAAGAAGCAGAACTATGAGCCGCAAGTAAACCCCATTACAGGCGAGCCCAACCCGCTTGCTAGGTCGCCTCGCATGACGTACATAAATGACGTCATGAAGGACGGAGGCGTAATGTGGATCATCAATGAAGCTAATACGGGATTGCCAGAAGGCGCCATACATCTAAAAAATCTAGGCAATGGCACATACAATATTGCAGGTGTTTATGGTCACAATAACGGGCCGATTGCACCAACACACTCATCCTCAATTGCTGCATTCATGAACAAAAATGCTGACCAAATTAACCAAGTCAGCGAAACGCTAAGAAATCATGCGCATGTTAGGGACATGCTTAATAAGTCTGATCGGCAAGCAATGAAAGCCGACTATAGACTAACGGAGGACGAAGCAAGAATAATGTCTGAAGAAGGCACTCGGTTTGTGTCGATCTCAGATGCGAAAAAAGTCATTGAAGACTTTAGACAAGCAAGCGGTGTTTATCAACGCCCTGAAGCAACAGCGCCTGCACTGCAAGCGCCTCCGGCGCCTGCGCCTCGAGAGGTGTTTCAACTGCAACCGTTCTTCGACTCAGTTCGTAGAGATGTAAGTGCTCAAGTAGGGGATCGTGTAGAGACAATCGCGTATCGAATTTCAGAGTTCTTTAACCCTAACCGAGACCCCGAAGGCTATGCAAACGCTCTTCGTGAGGCGGCACAACGAGAGCCAGTTGGGCTTGTTGAAATTAGTCTAAATGAGCTTGCTGAAGAAATCGATATGCACTTTCAACGACAGCAGATCGGTGAGTGGGAACCTGATGATCAGCCCGGCGATCGTGCCTTGGCCTTGCAACGATCAACTTTGGCTGACGTAATTCAGCAAGGCGACGTTAATAATTTACGAGCAATGGCATTTGCAATGAGAGGCGACAACCCTAATGAGTTTTGGTCTTACTTGCCTCGTGTCGAGCGCGATGCTGCAGTAGAAGCAATTAACGAACGAATACAAGCAGTCGAAGCTCTTGCAGCAGACTTCGGCATAAGAGCGGTTACAGAAGACTTGTACGAGACTGAACGTCAGCCAGGTGGTGATGTTAATTTGCCTGGCTTAGAAGACACTTTAACTGCTTTGCGTAATGGCACTATAGATCATCCGGCATTTCAAGAGCTTCCGGTGGCATTGCGTCGAGTGGCAATGAACCAAGTTGCTGAGATGCTGGATGAGAGAATACTTCCTCTTCGAGAGCCTGTAGTCGATGTAGACGAAGAAGCAGCTTTGGCGGCATTCGACAATGCCGACCAAGTATATGACGATGCCGACTTTAGACCAGCCGACTTAGCGCAAGAGATCTTTGACGATGCCGACGGAGATCGCGGGGAGTTGGAAGGGCGGATTGAACAGCTAAGAGAAGGGGCTGGAGATTATGCAGCAATTAATCGCCTTCCTGACGAATACCGAGAGCTTGCAATGGACAGAGTCGCTGCTCAGCTTAGCCGGCTGTTAATAGACGACGAAGCTCGTCTAATGGGTCAAGCAGATGAAATTGCAGATTCAATTGTTAATATTTTCCAAGGGCAAGTTGACGAAGGCGATCACCTTACAACACGCGACGTCAATAATTTGCTTGATGAATTCATACAAGATGAACAAGGGTTTCTGGATTCGATAGGCATTGACATTGACGAATACAGAGCGCTGTTTAACACGGATTTCGGCACGGATGAAGTAGCTCGACGAGTTCGTCGATGGGCAAATGACAACTTGCCTCAACCAAATAGACGAGGCCCATTCCAGCCGGGTGGCGCATCCGCTGTTCGTGGCATGCCGCTAGGCAATTTAAATATCACCCCTTCAATCACTGCTCAATCACTTAAAGGTCCTGACACACAGCCCGTAAGCAACTTCTTGCAGCAGGTAAAGAGTCTGACTGGCACCACCAAAGAAGGATTGGCGACAGGTTTAATGGCATTTGAGAACATGGAGCCTAGTCGACGAATGACCAAAGCCGAGTTTGTTCGTGAGTTGCTACCTTCAAGCTACGACATTGTAAGTTTGCAAGGTTCTGCTGACGACAACGCACACTATCGAGACATGGCAGAAGAGCATGTAGCAGATGAACCTGAATCTGTGCTGGATCAAATGGATATATCTGATCAATACCACGATGAAATACTAGATGTCGTTGTATATGATACTCTAGCATTTGAAGATTTGTCTTCAGGCGCAAAGAAAGCGCTCAAGAAGAAAAACATCACCGACTATGATTCGTTATACGTCGCGCATGCTGAAGCGTTTAAAGCCGTAGTAGAAGCAGGCATGGAATATCTTGCTGATATGGATGGCACACAAGTTGCAGATGAAAAAGGTTTTACATATGCAAGGACTCAACGTTTGGCGCTAGATAGTATGGGAGACGAGTACAGTGAGTTTGGCGTTACTCACCCAGATCAACAAGGCACTTATCATCACTTTACTAAAGCGCCTGAGGGCCTGATCGGCCATGTCAGGGGCACATACAATCCTGATGGGCTTGAAGTAAAGACTACAGATGCTGATATATTCACAACAAAGCCCAATAGCTATGTTATTGAAGAAATTCAGTCAGATGCACAAAAGAATTCTCAGCAAGTTGCTCATTTGCATCAGGTTCACGGGGTGTTATTTAAAGCTGCAATTCAAAAAGCGTTAGAGTCTGGCGCAGACGTAGTCTATTTGCCGACAGCTAAAATCATTGCAGCTGAAAGACCTGATGTGCAAGGTTGGGAAGCTAGACCAGATGACCGAGGCTTAACTATGCAAGTGCCAATACGTAAAGACACAACAAGCAAGTTTAAGCCAATTTATGACCAAGCAATCGTTAAAGAAGGCTTAAAGCCTTTGCTTAAAATACCAGGCGTCACATCTAAGCTTGTAAGCGACGGTGACTACCACGAGATCAGCTTCACACCAGAAGCGAAAGAGCACATCCTTAATGGACCAGGGCAAACGATCCCCGGGTATGCAAAAGGTGGTACAGTCCAAAGACCAGCTACATTGGACGATATGAAGTTTGCACTTATGATGCGGAGAGCATAACATGGCTACAGAAATGCCGATCCCACAAGACTACAACCGCTTTGTAGGTCCAGTTTCAGAGGAAGAGGAAGACGATGACGTTTCCGTCTTTGACATGTTCGACAAAGCCGAAGATGATGTTGAAGAACTGGAAGATGGGTCGGCAATCTTTAAGCTAGGCGATAAAACCCTAGGCCCAGATGAAGATGCTGATTTCTACGCCAACATGGCAGAAACATATGACACCGTTGAGCTCGGTCGTCTTGCAATCCGATACTTGGACCTCATCGACAAAGACAAAGAGGCACGCGAGGAGCGTGACAAGCAGTACGAAGAAGGACTACGAAGGACGGGGCTAGGAAACGATGCACCCGGTGGTGCAACATTTAATGGCGCATCGAAAGTGGTCCATCCGATCATGGCAGAGGCCTGCGTTGACTTCTCTGCAAGGGCGATCAAGGAACTATTTCCACCTGACGGCCCAGTTCGCACAAAGATCATAGGCGAAGTGACCGAAGAAAAGACTGCACGTGCAGAGCGTAAGCGCGACTACATGAATTGGCAGTTGACCGAGCAGATTGAGGAATATCGGGACGAGCTTGAACAGCTGCTAACTCAACAGCCTCTTGGTGGCTCACAGTACCTCAAGATGTGGTACGACGAGAACAAACGACGACCCTGTGCTGAATTTATACCTATAGATAACATTTATCTACCTTACGCATCGGCTAACTTCTATACTGCAAGCCGCGTTACCGAAGTCAATGACATTACGCAAGACGAGTTTGAGGTGCGGATCGATAGTGGGTTGTACATTGATGTAGACTTCTATACGTCAAGCCAAGAGCCTGAAGAATCAAAGGCTAAGAAGGCAAATGACCGGATCGAGGGTAAGAAAAGCCAGTCGATGAACGTTGACGGTGTGCGTCGTGTGTTCCACATCTACACGTGGTTGGAGATGGATGACGACAGCAAGTCGCAAGGCGTGCGTGCCCCTTACATCCTCATGATCGATGAGCTGACACGTGAAGTGGTTGGTTTGTATCGCAACTGGGAAGAAGGCGATGAGGACTACATCAAACTTGACTGGTTAGTTGAGTTTAAGTTCATTCCTTGGCGCGGCGCTTATGCAATTGGCTTGCCACACTTGATTGGCGGACTTAGTGCTGCATTGACCGGTTCATTGAGGGCGCTGCTTGATAGTGCGCACATCAACAATGCGCCTACGATGCTGAAGCTGAAAGGCGCTAAGATCTCCGGCCAATCGCTTACAATTGAGCCTACACAAGTTGCTGAAATTGAAGGTGCACCAGGCGTTGATGACATTCGCAAAGTTGCAATGCCGATGCCATTTAACCCACCTTCGCAAGTGTTGTTTGAATTGCTCGGCTGGTTGTCAAATGCGGCAAAAGGTGTAGTTACTACATCGGAAGAGAAGATTGCAGACATCGGGTCCAATGCACCTGTTGGAACTACGCAAGCATTGATTGAGCAAGGCGCTGCGGTGTTCAGTGCAATTCATGCGCGTATTCACAACAGTCAAGCACGTGTTTTGAAGATTCTCGGTCGTCTAAACCGCTGGTACTTGGATGAGCAACGAAAAGGCGAGGTCGTTGAAGATCTTAAGATCACCAAAGAAGACTTTGATCGCAATTCGGACATCATTCCAGTTTCGGACCCGCACATCTTTGCTGAAACGCAGCGATATGCACAAATCCAAACGCTTGCAGCACGTGCACAGGCAAACCCTGATTTGTACAACCGCTTAGCTGTTGAGAAGCGTATTCTTAAGCAAATCAAGTTGCCTGACGTCAATGAGGTCTTACCGGACCCGCAAGATGTGAAGGAGATGAACCCTGCTCTGGAGAACGTTGCAATGACGTTAGGCAAACCAGTTGGTGCATTCCCGCCACAAGATCACTTGGCTCACTTACAAATTCACCTGGATTATTTACGTGATCCTGTATATGGCAGTAACCCGATTATTGCGCCTACATTCGTTCCTCATTGTTTAGAACACGTGAAGCAGCATTTGACGCTATGGTACCTAAACCAAGTTGACGGGTACGCATCTGTTGCGCTAGATAGGCCGTTCAACGTGCTTAAAGAACAGAAGTTGCCACATGAGGCTGACAAGTTGCTCGGTGCGGTTGTGCAACATGTGCACCAAGACATTCAGGAAACTTTAAGCGGTGTTACACCTATCATTCAACAAGCGATGGACATGCTTAAGAAACTGCAAGGTCAGCCACCGATGGATCCTGCAACACAAGCATTTGTCCAAACCAGCATGGCAGAGACGCAACGTAGGGCACAGAAAGACCAGGGCGATTTGCAACTAAACGTTGCCAAGCTTCAGCAGCAAGACAGCCAGCAGGCAATTAAAGTGCAAGCTGACATGATACAAAACACTGAGAATAATCTCACGCAGGAAAGAATCAAGTCGGCAGAGCTTACGCGTGATGCAGCCAGCTTGCAACATGAGCAGTTACAAACTGCTATTAACGCGCAAAATGAACTTCAACAAACTTTAGGAGGTCCACAATGACTGAAGCAATTCCCGCCCACAAAAAGATGGCCATGGGCATCACAGACGGTAATGTGATGAAAAAAGGCGGCAAAGTTCGTAGATACGCCAACGGCGGTAGCGTTATGCCTGAAAAGGGTGTTGATAAGCTCATCAACAAGAACGGACCCATTAAGCCTATGAAAGCGACAGGCGAGAAACTTGCAACCTTGAAAAAAGGTGGTCCTGCCAAAAAAGGCATGGGTCTCACTATCATGGTTGGCGTCCCCATGAAGCGTTCGGCAGGTCGAGGCAAGTAATTGACTTCGATCTCCGACTTCATTGGTCGTATTAAGGCGCAGCAAGCCAAGATTGGTGATTCCCTTGTACAAGGGTTCGTCACTAACTTTGAGACTTACCAGCGGTTAGTCGGCCAGCACCAGGGCTTGGAAGAAGCCTTGAATATCATCAACCAACTCTTAGAAGAGGACAAAAAAGATGTCGAATGACATTATTGAACAAACGCTTGAAGAGGCGTTTCCTATCGTTGAACCTTTGATGGCACCGTATGGTGCTCGAGTCCTCGTGCAATTGAGGGCTGTGAAAGAAAAGGTCACGAACTCCGGTATCGTATTGGTCGAAGAGACCAAAGAGACGGAAAAGTGGAATACTATGATCGGAAAGGTCATCGCGATCGGTCCGCTAGCATTCCGCAAGCGAGAAAGCATGGAACCATGGCCAGAAGGTGCTTGGGCACAGGTCGGCGACTTCGTTCGTGTCCCGAAATGGGGCGGCGACCGTTGGGAGGTTGATTTTGATCAAGATGGAAGCAAAGGGAAGGCCCTTTTCACCTTTTTCAATGATCACGAGCTGATTGGCAAGGTAACGGGTGATCCGCTTGCAATTAAGGCATTTATTTAAGGTTTTCGAAAGGAGAACTGTATGACGCCAACAGATAAGTTAGAAATGCAGGTCGCTGAGGAATCAGATGGCTCTGCAGTGGTAAAACTACCCCCGAGTGAGGTATCTGAACCTATAGAACCACAAGAAAAGGTTCAAAACGAGGCCTCAGATGACCTAGATGATGATGACAGAAGTGGTTCTGATGATGACGATCCTGAACGAGAAGCCATACGGGCGGCTCGCAGAGAGGAAAGAAAGCTTAAAAAGCAATTGCATCGTGAGAAAGCACGCGAGTCGAACCATCTGATCACGGCTCTTCGTAAGCAGAACTCGGAACTTGCCGGTCGAGTGGCGGCTTTGGAAACAAAGACCACCGGTGCTGAGCTGGCAAGGATCGACAAAGCCATCGACGATGCAGGTACTCGAGTCGAGTATGCAAAGATGAAGATGCAAGAGGCTGTTAACTCACGTCAAGGCGACGAGTTGACAAAGGCTCAACAGCTCTGGTATGACAACCAGCGGCAGCTTGAGTCACTACAGGCGCTGAAGGCAAATGCCAATAAGGTCATGTCTCAGCCGAAACAGAACAACATCAAGGTTCCGGATCCTAGCGTTCAGGCAAATGCATCTGAATGGATGAAACGGAACAACTGGTATGACCCACATCTTAAAGATGCGGATTCAAAAGTTGCGCAATCTATTGACCAGGTTCTGACCGAAGAAGGTTATGACCCCACATCCTCTGATTATTGGGAAGAACTGGACGACAGGTTGCAAAAATATTTGCCACACAGATATAAAGCGGGGTATAGTACCGATACACGTAACTCTAGACCAAGGTCTGTTGTGGGAAGTTCAGGGCGCGAATCGGTGAGTACACCACGTCAAGGTGAGTTTAGACTCACTCCTGACCGCGTTAACGCTATTAAAGAAGCTGGCATGTGGGATGACGTAAAGCTTCGCAACAAGATGGCTCAGCGATTTGCTGAATATGATAAACAACAGAAACGAGGCTAACATGGACGACCGAATTAAAAAGAACACACGCGTAGACAGAAGCAATCGTTCGCAAGACGATTCTTCACGCGCAGCGCCTGAAGATGCAAACTTTGTATCTTCCGAGGAACGTCGTAGGATGTTCCGCTCGGAGTGGCTTCAAGAAGCTCTTCCGACCCCGCCCGAAATTTCCGGGTATCACTTATGCTGGTTATCAACGACAAATCAGTATGACCCTATTCACAAGCGTATGCGAATGGGCTATGAGCCCGTGAAAGCCGATGAATTACCAGGCTTTGAGCATTTGAAAGTGAAAGCAGGAGAGCATGTTGGTTTCGTAGCTTGCAATGAGATGGTGTTGTATAAGTTGCCTAACGCAATTTATCAAGACTTGATGATGGAACTTCACTATCATGCGCCTCAAGAGGAGCAAGAGAAGATCAAGATTCAGCAAGAACAACTGCTAAGCCAACGTGACAGCAATGGGAAACCGTTGGTTACGATCGAAGGTGACGGCATGTACTTTGATGCCCAAAAACAACGTCCTGTCCCTGTCTTCGAATGATGACAAGCAGGCTTTTATTAATTGAAAGGATACTCTAATGAGTGCAACTTCAGCATCGTTTGGTTTGCGCCCTGCATTCCATCCTTCGGGATTGGATCGTGCACAGGCGCTCGCCGGCGGTATTGTTAGCGGCTTGGCTGCTGACTTACTGAAAGGCTCCCCTATCCGATATAACAGCACTGCAGGTACTTCTGTAGCCGCTGGTACTATCGCACAAGCCGCCGCTTCTGGCGCTTGGACGGGTGCTTTCGCCGGCTGTGAATGGACTGACACCACTGGTCGTCGTCGTGTTAGCAACTACTGGCCTTCTGGTACTACCTACCAGACCGGTTCGTGTGTTGCGTATTTCTATAACGATCCCAATATCGTTTACGAAATTCAAACCGATGCAACCATGGCTCAGACCGCGCTGGGTGGTGAATACAACTTTAGCGCTAACACCGGCTTTACTGTTACTTCGGGTTCTAACACCACTGGCTTGTCTGCGACGGCTCTTGGCGTTTCAACCGCCGTTGCTAACGGTTCACAAGGCGCAATGCGCGTGGTTGATCTTGCCGCTTATCCCGGCAATGCGTGGGGCGATCCTTATGTGATCGTTCGTGTTGTTAACGCTCAGTCTCAGTACTTCGGTTCTGTGACCGCCATTGTTTAAGGGGGACTAAAAAATGGCCGCACCAATGCGCAGTACAGACTTTAGAAGTATCGTTGAGCCTATTCTCAATGAATGCTTCGATGGAGTCTATGACCAACGTGCCGATGAGTGGTCCACGGTTTTCCGTGAACAACAAGGCATTCCACGTAACTACCATGAAGAGCCCGTCCTGTACGGATTCGGCGCTGCACCTCAGTTGCCTGACGGCCAACCCGTCACGTATCAACAGGGTGGCGTTCTCTTCCTGAAGCGCTATGTGTACAACGTGTATGGCTTGGCCTTCGCGTTGACCAAAGTGCTTGTGGAAGACGGTGATCACATCCGTATCGGTCAAGTGTATGCAAAACACCTGGCACAGTCTTTGGTGGAAACCAAAGAAACCCTGTGCGCTAACGTGTTGAACACTGCATTCACTTCAACCGCTATCGGTGGTGACGGCGTGTCCTTGAGCAACTCGGCTCACCCAATTGTTAGCGGTACCTTCAGCAACTTGCTGAACACCTCTGCTAACTTGAGCCAGACCTCACTGGAACAGATGCTGATTCAGGTTCGCCAAGCCGTTGACAACAACGGTAAGAAGATCCGTCTCCAGCCTCTGAAACTGGTGGTTGCCCCTGGTAACGTGTTCCAAGCTGAAGTGTTGCTGAAGAGCGTATTGCGTACCGGTACCGCTAACAACGACATCAACCCGATCAAGTCGATTGGTTTGATGCCCGAAGGCGCATCGGTTCTCTCTCGTTTGACCAGCGCTACTGCTTGGTGGGTCCAAACTGATGCACCTGAAGGCATGAAGCTGATGATGCGTCGTGGTTTGGAGAAGACCATGGAAGGTGACTTTGAAACCGACTCCATGCGTTACAAAGCCACCGAGCGTTACGATGTCGGTTATACCGATCCTCGTGCAATGTACGGCACGCCTGGCGTGTAAGTAGATGGGGCTGGTTTAAACACCAGCCCCTTTTTTAGTTTTTATTTGTCAAGCTTTTCAAGGAGAAGACAAAATGCCTCAATTTTCCGATGATCTTTTCTTGGGTGGTTCGCAAACCTTTATGGGTTATGCAAAGACTCAAAACGTTGCTGTTGTTACAGCATCACAAGCAACTACTGTACTGACAGTTACCGCACTGCTTAACGGTGTGCCACTTCAAGTTGGCATGATGATTGGCGGTTCTGGTGTGACGGCTGGTACGTATATCACTTCTTTCGGTACCGGCACTGGCGGCACAGGTACTTATAACGTGAACAACTCGGTTACTGTGTCTTCCACTACAATCGTAGCTGGTGTTGAAGACAACTTGCCTGATCCGTCACTGATGCCATTGGGTGTTGGCCCCTTGGGTCGTCTTTACATATGGGATACGGTTCCGGTGGTTTTGAACGGTGCGAACATTTGTGCATCGCAAACTCCTGCAACCGCCGGCGCACTGACCTTGCTGACAACCAGCACGCTAGGAGGTCGCTACGTTCAACGTGCTGATAGCACTAACGTTGTTCAGTTGGACGTGCCTCGTGCAGTTTCGATCTTCTTGACCGCAGGCGGTACTGCTCGTACCTACACCGTGGCTGGTTTCGACATCTACGGCACTGCAATGTCGGAGAACATCCTTACTGTTGCTAATGCCACTACGTCAGGCAAGAAGGCATTCTTCCAAATTGCCTCGGTGACCGGATTGGTCGGCGGATCAACCACTGCTGTAACGGTTGGCACAACCGATATTCTAGGTATTCCGATTCGTATCACTGACCTTGGCTACATTCAGCACATCGGGTACAACAACACTCTGGCAGACGCTGCAGGTACTCCTCTTGTTGCTGATCAAGCCACTGCAACCACCACCACTGGCGATGTTCGTGGTACGTACCTTCCGGCTTCTGCCACGGATGGCATTAAGCGTCTGGTTATGAGCATTGCGGTTCCTGCCATTGCATGCGGCCCTAATGCCACCCGTCTGGGCGCATTGGGTGTCACTCAAGCTTAAGGAGACACAACATGTCTGAGTTTAAACGTCTACCGAAGATGTGCACAACTGAGCCATCTGCCATTCTCACCTTCAAAAAAGGTGGGACTGTGAAGATGGCGATGGGCGGCGCACTTCCGATGAGTTCGCCGAAGGCACCGATGGCACCACGGCGACCTTCTCCTGATGCATCCATGGGGAAACCCATGATGGATGAGAACATTGCTCAGAGGGCCATGAAGCAGCGGATGGCGAAGAAAGTTCGCCCTGGTCAGCCTGAAATGGGAGGTGCAATGCCTGCCATGAAGGAAGGCGGTAGTGCTGACATGGCGCAAGACAAGGCCATGATCAAGAAAGCTTTCAAACAGCATGACAAGCAAGAGCACAAAGGCGGCAAAGGCACTGACTTATCCTTGAAAAAGGGTGGCCAAGTCCCAATTGAGAAGCCTGCAAAGGGCATTAGCAATCAAACCACTAAAATGACGCCTGCAAAGATGCACAGTGGTAATGCTGCTATGTCCGCTTACAAAGATGGTGGAATGGCGGTTAGTCCGAAAAAGCCTGCTGCAGGCATTAGTGATGAAACCACTAAAATGGTCACCACATCTGGACGTGCCGCTGTAGGCAAGTTTAAGAGCGGTGGCAGCGTGTCCTCAAAAAAGTCGCCTAGTCCCTTCACAGGGAACATCTCAGTGATGAAGTTTGCAAACACTAGTATGAAGTCTGCAGCTAGTAGTCCTAACAAGCTAGGTCATACAGGTGGCATTTCGGTGACAAAACCTGCAGGCTACAAAGAAGGTGGACAAGTGGCAATCGCCAAGCCTGCCAACGGGATCACTGACAAGACCACTGACATGGTATCTGCAAAGATGCACAGTGGTAATGCAGCAACATCTGCGTACAAAGCCGGCGGTAAAGCTAAAATTGAGTGTTAAAGGCGGGGGCTTCGGCCCCTGCTTTTGTAAAGGATAAAAGATGGCACAAATCATTGTCTCGACTGGACCTGGCTCATTCGGGGATACTCAGCTACAGACACAGCTTTCAACTCGTTCGGCTGCATACGACCCTGTTGATAAGTTGCGAGTATCTCAACCCCAAGCGCTAATTGACACCGACTTTGAGTACGGCACTCAACCGACCAAGTGGGAATCAATTTCACTTCAGCAATCTCGTCAGAGTTGCTATTACACTGCTCAATTGCCTTTGAGCATCACAGGTATTACAGGTCTTAACACATTGAACGGCGGTTTCACTCTTGCAGGTACTTTCGTACTTGCAACAGGTGCTATCATTTACGTTCAAAATTCATTGAACACTGATTGTAATGGCTGGTTGTATGTGTCTACAGGCGGTACGAACAGCGCTGTTGTGCAAACAGCCAATGGGACAACTATTCCTGCGACTAACTACTACAATCCTTCAAATACATATGTGTACGCAGGCGTCTTCTATTCTGCTTGCGGTATTGCATTAGCTGCAACAAGTGCGTTTACGTTTTCGTCGACTACTGTTACTGTAACTACTTCAACCCCACACGGGTTAAGCAAAGGTAGCTTTATTTATGTCACAGGGTTAACAGGCGGAACTCCTGCGCCTAACGGTGCATGGGTTGTTGCAACTGTGCCGACTCAACTTACTTTTACGTACATTTGCAACACTGCGCCCACTGTGGCGATTGTAAATGCGACCGGCCAGACTAACTTGTATGCACGACCTTCAGGTTATGTTGAGACTCGACCTTACGACGGTGGCGTGGCATTTTCTGCCAACTCAAATGCACCTGATCAGCAGTTGATTCGCCAAACTCGCCGATACTTCCGCTATCAGTCAGGCAAAGGCATTCAGTTCTCTACTGGGTCAGCACTAAAGCCTTATTTGTTCAACCCGTCATTGGCATCAAGCGGCACAGCGATTGGTTCAACGATCACCGTAACAACCCCAACGCCTCACAACTTAACTACGAACTGTACTATTCGAGTTGCAGGTGTTGATCAAGTTGGCTACAACGGCGATTTTCAGATTGCAAGTGTGCCTTCAGTGACGACATTTACGTACACAGCAACTGTTGCACCTGCGGCAACAACTGCAACAGGTATCAACATTCGAATTAGCCCATTGACATGGTATGGTTCTTCAAATCGTATTGGGTTTTTTGATCAGCAAAACGGTTTCTTCTTTGAGTTTGATGGGCAAACTTTGTACACTGTATTGCGCAGTTCTACTACGCAATTGGCAGGTCGTGCACAAGTTACGCAAGGTAGTGCAACTGTGACAGGTGTTGCTAGCACCGGTTGTAACTGGTCTTCTACACTAAAGCCCAATGACTACATTGTGATTCGCGGTCAGTCATACAAAGTGATCACTATTGCAAGTGACACCTCAATGACGATCTCACCTGAGTATCGCGGTGCAACTCTAGCCACGGGTATACAAGGTTACATCATCTCAAAGACGATTGAAACGCGAACTCCGCAATCATCATGGTTTGACGTGTGTGATGGTTCAAATTCTATGAACAACCCGTCAGGCTACAACCTTGATTTGACCCGCATGCAAATGTGGTACATAGACTATTCATGGTATGGTGCAGGCGCAGTTCGATTCGGGTTTCGAGGTAAAGACGGTGCCGTGACTTATGTGAATCAGATTCAGAACAACAACCTTAAGTATGAAGCATACATGCGCTCTGGCAACATGTCTGCACACTATGAGTCAAACGGTCAGAATGCTTCAACATACATTACTTCTACGCTGGCAGCTGCTGCAGTAGACGCTATAGCTGTTGCAGATACTTCATTGTTCCCCAACGCGGGCACTGTACAAGTTAAGGGCAATGCTGCAACAACCCCAACTGCAAGCGCTATTGAGTACATTGCTTACACTGGCAAGACTTCAACGACACTAACCGGGTTGACTCGTATTCAAACAGGCGGAAACGGTACTGCACAGACATTCACGTATGCAGCAACTGCACCGATTTCTGTAGTGTATGCAACGCCTGATACTGCGCCTTCATTATCGCACTGGGGTTCTTCAGTTATCATGGATGGCAACTTCAACGATGACAAATCGTTGCTGTTCAACTACGGTATGACGACTGCCATCACCACGACAACCTTAGGCCAAGTAACTGCAGTGATGGCAATTCGTTTAGCACCTTCTGCTGATAGCGGCACAATCGGTACTCTTGGAAACAAAGAAATTATCAATCGTGCACAGTTGCAACCAGTTGAACTTGGGTTGTTCACCACTGGTGCAGGCTACTTCATTCAGTTGTTCTTAAACGGGTTTGCAAGCGCTGCATTTACCGGCTCATTTTCTACAATTGGCGCCGGCACTTCATCATTGGCACAAGTTGCACTGAACACTACGCTCGGCACAACTATCACTAACGGTGAATCAGTAGCTGCTGCATACACGAACCAAACAGGTTCGACGACTCTTGATCTTAATAGTGTTCGTGACTTAGGCAACTCGATCTTAGGCGGTGGCACAAGTAATACTGTTCCAACATCTCAAGCAGGTTACTACCCCGACGGCCCTGATATTTTGTATGTTGTCGCAACGGCATTGTCTGCAACCTCATCCACGTTGGTGGCTCGGTTGACATGGAAAGAAGCTCAGGCATAAGGAGGTTGTATGCCACTTGTGAAAAGCAAATCGGCTGAAGCATTCAAGAAGAATGTTTCAGCCGAAGTAAAAGCAGGTAAGCCTGTGAAGCAAGCTGTTGCAATTGCTTATTCGACAAAAAACTCTGTCGGTAAGAAAGAAGGCGGCTTGTGGGACAACATCCATGCCAAGCAAGAACGCATTAAAAACGGATCTGGAGAGCGTATGAGAAAACCAGGCAGTAAAGGCGCACCTACAGCTGAAGACTTTAAAGTTTCAGCAAAGAAAGACGGCGGCACGATCATTGAGCCGTTTCAGATGAAAAAAGTAGGGACGGGTGGCAAAGTTAAGAAGCACAAAGGCTATGCTTCTGGCGGCGCAATCACAGGCCAACAGTTTCAAGCAATGCAAGGCACTGTGAACCGCTACTCTGCTCCGGCATCTCGTTCGACTTCAAGTAACACAGTATCTCGTCCTTCACCTGCGCAAGAGCCAAGTCTGTACGGCAGGTCTTTTCAAGCCGCTTATGATGCTGCAAAGCCTATAGCTAAGCCGATGGAAAGACAAGCTGCGCCTGTCTATAGGCCTGCACCTAGGCCTGTAGAGCCAACTCCAACGATGGGAAGAGAGCCACCGCCAAAAGTAGCGCCTGTGAACAGACCTGATTTTACGAACCCGCCAACAGAAAGCGTCTTGCCAGGCAGAGGCCAGATGAGCTATAAAAAAGGCGGAAAAGCAAACAAAGCTTCTAAGAAGAAACCAAACTACTAAAGGGGTGGCATGTCTACTTCAGGTACAGTCGGTCAAACTGTAATTTCTGTTCAAAAGTTAATTGACCACGGTGCTCGTAGGTCGGGAAAACTAGCTGAAGAGCTTACAGTTGAACAAGTAGACGCATCTAAAGATAGTCTGTTCTATCTTTTGTCAAATCTTGCTAACTACGGCGTTCACTATTGGTGCATTGACAAAACTATTCTTGGTCTGACCCCTGAGAAGTACATCTACACGCTTCCAGTAGGCACTATTGATGTGCTGAACACCAACTACCGCACAGTAAATGCAAATACGACTGGCGGATATAGCACTTCAGGCACTTCTGCATATGCTTTTGATGGTGTATACACTAACATTTGCCAGCTAACGACCAACACTGGGAAGATCGGCGTGGTTTTAAGTGCCGACACTTACATCGGCACAGTCGGCATTTTGCCTGCAGTCTCAGGGTCGGTCACTCTTACCATCCAGAGTTCAACAGATGGGATCACGTGGACCACTGTCTACAGTCCAGGTGCTATTACATGGGTTGCAGGAACGTGGCTGTACTATGATCTAGACCCTTCGGCTAGCACTACTTACTGGCGTATCAGCCAGTCGGCTGGTGTGAACATGGGGGTTTACCAAGTTGTGTTTGGTTCGAACGCCAATGAGATACCTTTGGCAAGGTTGAACCGTGACGACTACACCAACCTGCCAAACAAGAACTTTGTCAGCAATAGGCCTTTGCAATTCTGGTTTGATAGAACAATCCCACAGCCTACAATGTATGTGTGGCCATCGTCAAACACGTATTCTCCGCAGATCATAGTTTGGCGGTATCGTCAAATTCAAGATGTGGGCGATCTGTCAGGTGAATTGGAGATCCCACAGCGGTGGTATCTTGCAATTCAGAACATGCTTGCCCATCAGATGTCGATGGAATTGCCTGCCGTTGATCCCGGTCGAGTTACGTATTTAGAGCAGCAAGCAGACAAGTACTGGCAGCAAGCCGAACAAGAAGAAAGAGATAAATCTCCGATTTATTTTGCACCCAACATAAGTTACTATACAAGGTAACATGCCACGAGTTCTTGACACACACGGTAATGCGATACTTAGTATTGCGATTTGCGACCGTTGCAAGATGAAACGTGCATATGTCAACTTGGGTTCTGATCCGAACTTCCCCGGTTTACGTGTTTGTGACCAAGGTTGTAGAGATCAGTTTGACCCATACAGACTTCCGGCTAGGCAACCTGAAAAGATTGCCATTCGTTTCCCTCGTCCTGATGATGATCTCACAGGTCAAGACAATCAGTCGCCTGCGTACCAAGGTAAGTACGGGCCGCCTTAAAGGATCGAAATGGCACAAGCAGGCTACACGCCCATACAACTCTACTACTCGAACACCACAACCAATGCGCCGGCTGCGCTGGCTAACGGTGAGTTGGCAATTAATCAAGCAGACGGTAAACTTTTCTATAGAAACAGCTCAGGTGCCGTAACACAATTTAGTCTTACTTCAGTTACGACAATTAGTTTTGGTTCTACCGGCCTTACACCATCTACCGCAACATCAGGCGTTGTTAGCGTTGCAGGCACGTTAGCTGCTGGCTATGGCGGTACGAGCTTTAGCACGTATGCAGCTGGCGATCTTATTTACGCATCTGCAATAAATACGCTTGCTAAGTTAGCTGCAGGCACGAACGGGCACGTGCTTACACTCGCAGCAGGCGTGCCTACATGGGCGGCAGGTAGTGCCAGTGGCGTTACGACAATTAGTTTTGGTTCTACCGGTCTTACTCCGTCTACTGCAACATCAGGCGCTGTTAGCGTTGCAGGCACGTTAGCGTTGGGCTATGGCGGAACAGGCTTTAGCACGTATGCAGCTGGCGATCTTATTTACGCATCTGCCGCAAACACTCTTGCTAAGCTGGCCGCAGGCACAAACGGATACGTGCTTACACTTGCAGCAGGTCTGCCTACATGGGCAGCAAGTACAGGCGGCGTAACTTCATTTAGCGCAGGCTCAACTGGTCTTACGCCAAATACTGCAACGACAGGAGCTATTTCTCTTGGGGGTACTCTAGGCTCTGCCTACGGAGGTACTGGGTTTACGGCATATGCAACTGGCGATCTTATTTATGCATCTGCAACAAACACACTTGCTAAGCTGGCTGCAGGCACAAATGGATACGTGCTTACGCTTGCAGCAGGCGTGCCTACATGGGCCGCAGGCGGTAGTGGTGGCGTTACGACAATTAGTTTCGGCTCAACAGGACTTACGCCGAACGTTGCAACAAGCGGCGCAGTCTCTGTTGCAGGCACATTGGCTGCCGGTTTTGGCGGCACAGGGCTAAGTGCATTTGCAATTGGCGACACCATGTATGCTTCGGCTACAACGCCTACGATTTCAAAGCTTGCAATTGGCACAGCCGGTCAAGTGATGACAGTAAACACGGGCGGTACTGCGCCTCAGTGGTCTGCGCAATCTACGCTTACAGCAGGCAAAGCTACTAATATTGCAGGCGGTGTTGCAGGCACGATGTTCTATAACACTGCTGCTGACACTACTACTAATCTTGCAATTGGGTCTGCATACAATATTTTAGGCGTTAACACAGGCGCCACTGCGCCTTCGTGGCAGACTTTGTCATCGCTTATTGACAATGCATTGTCAGCCAGCGCGCAAGGCTCGATACTTTATAGGGATACGTCGACATGGGTTGCATTAGCGCCTGGAACCAGCGGCTTATTTCTTAAGACAAACGGTGCATCAGCAAACCCTGCATGGGCAACGGCGTCTATCGCAGGCTGGACGTACGCTCAAAATACAGCAGTGCCGAATGCAACGAACAATGTTAGCTCACTAACTGTAAGCGCAACTTCAACGAATGCATTTGCAGCAATTGTGCCTAAAGGCACAGGTGGTCTTATTGGCGCGATTCCTGACTCAACAGCAGCAGGTGGCGATGTTAGAGGAACATATTCTGTTGACTTGCAATTCACAAGATCTGCATCAACAATGGTTGCAAGTGGCACTGATGCATCGCTTATCGGAGGTGCATCAAATACAGCATCAGCAACTGATTCAGCTGTCGTAGGCGGTAACAACAATAATGCAGGCGCGGCACAATCAGGTATCTTTGCAGGTGCTAGTAATAAAACAACAGGTGCTTATTCTGTTGTACTCGGTGGTAAGTTTGGTGATGATCGTGGGTTATCAGGTGCGATGGTTCAAAGTGCGGTTGCATCCGCTACTGTAGGGCAGTATCAAGCCCGAAGAACTCAGTTAGCTGCTGCAACTACTGATGCAACAGCCACTAGAATGACCACAGACATTACAGCTGCTTCAAGTACAAATCAGCTTAACTTGGCTGCAAATACTGCGTTTGCTTTTGCAGGAATAGTCGTTGCAGGTGTTACCACAGCTGGTAATGCTAAGGCATGGAATTTCAGAGGTCTTATTAAGCGAGGCGCAGGTGTTGGAACAACGGCAATTGTGGGCACAGTGGCTGTTAATATTGACGCCGCTGACACAGGCGCATCAACATGGACAATTGCAGTAACTGCGGATACGACAAACGGAACTCTTGCAGTAACTGCAACAGGTCAAGCCGCTACTAGTATTAAGTGGACTTGCGTTATTACATCATCTGAAGTAGTGACGACATAACATGCCAATCACACTACAAAACCCAGGGGCTGCAGCATCTGTTGGTAAGTTTACGATGTCGCCTGCAACAACAGGCTCATACACGCTTACGTTTCCTGCGTCTGACGGAACTGCAAATCAAGCACTTACGTTTAACACAAGCGGCGTAGGCGCATGGACGACGATAACGCCGCCTACGACAACAGGGTGGACATTTTCATTGTCTTCAACAGGCACTAATGCTACTGTTAACGTCATGTCTATGACGCCATCTGGCGGAACTGCAAGCCAAGCCTGGTGCGTTGTGCAAAAGGGCGGTAGTAGCTCTATGCTTGCTTTATCAGTCCCGGATGGGACTGCAGCAGGCGGCAATGCCAGAGGGTATGGTTCATTAGATCTTCAGATGGGTAGAGCATCGGCAACCCAAGTTGCGTCGGGTGGTTTTTCTTATATCTTAGGCGGCTACGGTAATACTGCAGGAAATAATGCCTACATTCTAGGCGGGTATCTTAACTCATGTGGCATAACCCAAGGCAATAACGGTGTTGTCGCAGGTGGGTCAAACAACAATGTTAATAATACCAATACTGCAATTTTGTGTGGTGACAATAATCTTACAGGTGGAACAGCAGGAACCACAGCCGCCCAAGCCTTCTCTGTTATTGTGAACGGTAGATATGCGACCACTAGATCGCAGGCTTGTACAACTGTATGGGGCTCTTGCAACTTTAATGGCACCACTCAGGGTGCTGCACAAATAGTTTCGCACAGGCTGTATCAGAACTTCGTGGGCGCAACCTCTGGTATTATGCGAGGTGGCGTACAAGCAACGTCTGTATACACTAACAACAATTGCATAGTTGTTGCGCCTAGCATGACATATGCCTTCTATGGTGACGTAACTTGTACCACAACAGCAGGTGCTGATTGCAAAACGTGGAAAGTCACTGGCTTAATTAGACGACCGACAGCAGGCGTGCCAACATTCGTAGGTACGCCTACAGTAACTGACATGTATTCTTCGGCAGGACTTACGGGGACAACAGTCATAACTGTTGTGACAAATAGCACAGATCAGTTCACGATTAATGCAACATCAGGGACTGCAACTGAAACTCGCTGGTTTGCCCATATCTGGACAGTAGAGGTGTACTAATGGCAATACAGTTTGACCAAACAGGAACAGGCACATTAGTGCTTAAACCGCCTGCATCAAGCACTTATACTGTTACGTGGACATTTCCTAGCGCTGTGTCTGCAGTTGCAGCAGGCGCCATGGTGAGCAGTGGGTCGACGTCAAACACTTTCACTTTTGCAACAGCGACGCCGGACGCAGGCTGGACGTACGCTTTAAACGCCAATGCCACTAACACAACCGTTAATGTTAGCGCAATCACTGCATCAGGCGGGACCACAAGTCAGTCTCCTATTATAGCGCCTAGAGGCGCAAACGGCTATCTTGTATTTGGGTATGTGCCTGATGGGACAACCACAGGTGGCAATGCGCGTGGTGCAGGGTCTGTTGAAATGTGCCCAGGGGGTACTCTGAATAGTGCAGATTCAGTTGCGTCTGGTGCGTACTCTGTAATGATTGCATCAAAAGCCGCTGGCGGAACAGGTGCATACAGTGTTAGCATATCAAACACTAACCTGACCGGAACTAGTGGTCAGTACAGTGTTTCAATATGCAATGACGGAACTACAAGCTTTGAAGGCGGAAACGGCTATAACTATGGTCTTTCTATCGGTGTGACAGCAGGCGGTCCGGCAGGTAATTACTCAACTCAGTTTATGGGTGGGTTTATGTCATGGGGCGCTGCTAAAGATCACACATATGGGCAAAGCTGTAACACAAGCACTGCTGCAGGTCAGTATGACGGGTATGGGTTCTTTAGAATGCATCCGTTGGTAAGTCAGACGACAGGCGCTGTGTCTTCCATTATGAGCTCTACTAACGACAACTTAACAACAGCTGGCGACACTAACGTAATTAATATTGCATCAACGAACGCTTTTTCTACAAGGTCGTCTGCACAAATAGATGCTATTGTAGTCGCCACTGAACAAGGCACAGGCGCTATTGCAAAGTCATGGTCTGTGACTGCATATGCGTACCTTAACGCCAGTAGAAATACAGTGCTTGTAGGCAGCACGTGGACTACATTGTACAATGATACTTCTGCATCAACATGGCCGACGCCAACAATAACTGCCGTTGCTCAGTCAGGTAGCGTAACTTGGTCAGGCGTTACTATTACTGTCACAGGAGTTGCAAGCGTTTCAATTGACTGGTTATGTAAGTTTGACATAGTTGTCGGAAGGTCTCAAGCATAATGGCAATTCAGATCGACAACACAAATTCAGGCGTACTAACGTTAACAACAGACTCAAGCGCAGGCGCTACGCTTACTCTGCCTACTGTATTTGGTGAAGTAAACCAATGGGTAAAGACAGACGGGTCTGGCACTTTGTATTTTGGTGGGTCTTTGTCTGGTGCAGGTACATACTTAGCCACTGCAGCGCCTAATGCTACGATTAATGCGTCTGTCATACAAGCAGGCGGGATTAGCCCTAGCGTTGCAATTAACTGGGCTACAAAAGGAACTGACGGCTATTACACATGGGTTATCCCAGATAGCACTTCGTCTACTGCAGGAAATGCCAGAGGCCCGTATTGCGTAGACTTTTCTACAGCGTCAGGAAATGCTAGAACAGGCACTGCATATGTTGCAAGTGGCTATCAAAACGTACTTCTTGGTTATCTAACAGGCATTCTTAACACTGGTACAACATGTAAGCTAAATTTCGTTTCAGGTAATGCCGCAGTTATAAGTTCATCGACCGGGGCAATGACAAATTCTGCCATACTGGGCGGAAATACTATAACAGCGGTTATCGGTGCATTAAGCACTCCGCCTTCGTTTACGGCAGTTATTGCTTGCGACACCGTGGCAAATGTCAGTAACTCTTATAGTGTTTTACTGGGCGTTACTGCAGGAGGATCTCAAGGCACGTACAGTGAGTCATACACGCTTTTTCTAGGCGCTTACTCTTTTAGCAGTGGTTTTCATTGCGCAAGAAGAAAGACGATGGTTACATTTACAACAAACGCAACAGCTAAACCACTAACGTCTGACGGATCAAGTGCTACAACTGCAACTAATTGTGTAAGAATAGGGCTTAACAGTGGCGCCGGTTACACAGTTACAGTAGTTGCATCTTGCAACACAGGCACAAACTTTAAATCATGGTCAATTACAGGAAATGTAAGATGCGGTGCAACGGCTGGAACTGCTGTGTCTGTAGGCTCTACTGTCACAGTAAACAATCAAACGGGCACTAATGCTGCATCATGGGTTGTAGCAGCTGCAATAGACACGACACTGCCTGCTCTTCTTATTAACGTGACTGGAACGGCTTCAACAAACGTTTGCTGGAGCGCCATGGTTGAGATGGACGAAGCTAGGTTTAACTAATTTTTAACAAGGAGTGAAAGATGGACAAAGTAACAATTTCAATGAGCTTGGCAAATGAATTGCTTGGGTACTTAGGCAAAAAGCCTTACGAGGAAGTGTTTCAGATCATTGACAAGTTTCAGAAAGAACATCAATCAGCAGTGCAAGAAGCAAATTCGCCTGTGTCTGATGCTGTCATTGTAGATCAGCCGCAAGAGTAACCGTATTGATCCAGTAACGGCATTTGCCCTGTGTAAAGGGGCATATGAAGGCATAAAAGGTTGCGTTGCCATCTACCAAGACCTGAAGAAAACCGGGTCTGATCTATCAAAGATCACGGGTGAAGTTGGCGGAGCATTATCGGGGTTTTTCAAGGGTCAGGCAGAACTTGAGGCAGGCCATGAAAAAACAGAAGTTCAGCGGGAAGAAAACAAGCGCAAAGGAATCAAAGACGATCTAGCCAGTCAAGCCATAGACAATGTAATGTATCTGCGGCAGACCAAACAGTTTTACGCCGACTTAGAGAGAATGGTGCGCTGGGAGATGGGACAACCCGATCTTTGGCGTGAATTCGTGAATGAGTATCAGCGGCTGTTGGATCAAAAATCCGAAGATGCGGCAAGAGAATTGCACAAGAAAAGAGTGGCTGAATGGCGGCGACGAAGATTAAAAAGCAAAATCCTGGGCAGGACGCTGGAAACGATAGGGGTGGTATTCGTGGTCGTGTATTTGATATGCCTAATGTGGATGATCAGTCTTCATCGTCAGGATCGTTTGGATACCTTCTTGTCCTAGTGCTATTTGCGCTAGTGTTTGTGCTAATGTTGCCGTTGATTGGGTTGATGTATGTAGACACCATGGTGGTGAAACGTGAGGCAAAAGCACAAATGGAGAAAACAGAAAAACTCCAAAAGCAAATTGAAGCTGAAAGGAAAAAAGATGGAAACCTTACTCAATCTCCTTAAAGGCGCAGCGCCAGGACTGGCAACCATTGTGGCTGGCCCGTTGGGTGGCATGGCTGTCAAAGCCATTGCTGACAAGCTGGGCGTTTCTGACAGCGTAGAGGCCATTACCCAAGCCATGCAAGCAGACCCAGAGGCGGCACAAAAGCTGGCAGAGATTGACCTAAAACAATTTCAGTTAGAAAACGATGATCGCGCCAGCGCCCGGCATATGCAAGAAACGGCACTCCAACAAGAATCTTGGTTTGCCAAAAATTTTCTTTATTTGTTTACCGCCACTTGGTCAATCTTTGCAATGGTTTTTTTTGCTATGGCATCGTTCTACTCTATACCAGAGGCCAACACCCGCATTGTCGATACCATCATTGGTGTGCTAATTGGCACAGTTTTGACTGGATTCTTTAACTTCTTTTTTGGTTCATCCAAGGGAAGCAAAGATAAAACCGATGCGCTTGTAAAGGGTTTGAAATGAACCTATCAACCCATTTCACTTTGGAAGAACTGACAATCACAGATCATCGGGAACTGGAGAACACACCAAATGAAACTGAACTTGCAAACCTTAAAAGATTGGCTGAATTCCTTGAAACAGTCAAAACTGTACTTGGCGGCAAGCCGATCATGGTTAACAGTGCGTTCCGCTCTAAAGCGGTCAACGACGCGGTAGGTTCCAAGGATACCAGTCAACACAGAACAGGGTGTGCTGCCGACATTCGTGTCCCAGGCATGACCCCGGATGAAGTGGTTAAAGCCATCATTTCAGCCGAGCTGTACTACGACCAGGTGATTCGAGAGTTTGATCGCTGGACTCATGTGTCAATACCTAACACAAGCGGCTTGCAGTCTAGAAAACAAGCCTTAATTATTGACAGATCCGGTACACGAATGTATGCTTAGTCATATAATGGCGGACAGGACTAGACCCTAAAGGAGACACTGTCGATGGCCACAGCATCAGTGATGACTTATGATAGTCTAGTCGAGAACATTCAGTCATACCTAGAGCGCACTGATACAGCAACTATTGAAAAGATACCGCTGTTCATTATGCTAGCCGAGCAAGTGATTGCTTCGCAAATCAAGTTTCTAGGCAATCTTACAGTCAATACAAGTACCATGGTCATAGGTACGTCGATTGTTCAAAAGCCTGCCAGGTGGCATAAAACCGTATCGATGAACATCACTGTTGCAGGTGTTCGTCAGCCTGTGCTTCTTCGTAAGTATGAATACATCAGGAACTACTGGCCTAACCCTGCATTAACCGGGACGCCTTTGTATTATTGCGACTACGATTACACGAACTGGCTGATCTGCCCCACACCTGACGCGGCTTACAATTTTGAAGTGCTTTACTATGATAGATCACAACCGTTAGATTCTAGTAATCAGACAAACTGGTTTACGATTTATGCACCACAAGCATTGTTGTACGGTTCACTTTTGCAAGCAATGCCATTCTTAAAGAATGATCAACGACTTGCATTCTTTCAGCAACAATACGATCTTGTCATGTCAACGCTTACTACTGAAGATAAGCTGCGCATTGCTGATCGTCAAGCCATAGCGGTGGATTCATGAGTTACGTTTCTCCATTCACAGGCGATGTTATTCAGCCGACTGACGTCTCTTTTAGAGCCGTTACTCTATCTGCTAACACACAATTGCAATGGCCTATCAACGGCAATGCAACAGATGACTATGTAGCAAGAATTATGCAGGTTACTGCAACGACAACAAGTTTGTCGTTGTATATGCCGCCGGCTAATCAAGCTTCTGTGGGCAATGACGTACTTGTTCGTAACGTAGGTGCCAACTCATTCACTGTTAAAGACTACGCCGGAACGAACACAATCATCACGATTGCTGCAGGTGAAGCAAAATACATTTACATTACAGCAAACCCTAATGAGCAAGGCACATGGGGCATCATTGCATTTGGTGTAGGCTCATCTACTGCTGACGCTGCAACATTGGCGGGCTATGGGTTGTTGGCAATCACAACCACGCTAAACCAAAGCCACCCTGTTACACAGTTTTCATCGCCATACACTGCTATTGACACTGATCGTGCACAAATGTATGCATGGACAGGTGGTGCAGGGACGCTTACTCTTACGCTGGCTACGACTCTTGGCAACAACTGGTTTATGTTTTTGCGAAATGCAGGAACAGGCACGCTAACTGTTGCAGGGCAAAGTGGAAACACGATCGACGGCTCAACTACGATTGCAATGCAGCCGAACGATTCTTGTATTCTTGTTTGTACAGGCACAACGTTTTACACTGTAGGCTTAGGCAAATCTACACAGTTTGCGTTTACACAGCTTACGAAAGCAGTTACATCAGGCTCATACACACTAACTGCAGCTGAAGCATCTAACGTTGTCCAAAAATACACAGGTGCACTGACAGGCAATGTGACGATTGTTGTACCACCAACCGTTCAAGTGTACTATGTGGTGAATGCAACCACTGGTGCATACACAGTAACACTTACAACAGGTAGTGGAGCAACGGCAGTTCTAACGACGGCAACACAAGCAACTCTAGTTTGTGATTCTGTTAACTTGTATAACGCCAACACAATTCTTGCCGGGTCAAGTACGATTAGTTTGCAAAATGGCTCAGTAGGCGCGCCTTCACTTGCATTTGCATCAGAAGCGACAACAGGCGTGTATCGAGCAGGCACCGGTCAGCTTAATATTGCCGTGCTTGGCGTACTTGTGGCAACAGTAAATGCAACCGGGCTAACTATTGTCGGAACAGGCACATTTACGAGCGGCATATCAGGAGGCTCGTTTTAATGACGCTTAAAGTCTTTTCACTGGATACTTTGCCTGGTGTTCAGCGTGACGGCACTGTGCTTGATGCAAATGCTTACAATGCAGGTCGATGGATAAGATTTCAGCGCAGTCGCCCTAGAAAAATAGGTGGCTATCGGTCAGTAACTAATCTAGCTACTGGGTATTCTCGTGGCATCTATGTAAATTCATCTAACGGCACCAACCAGATTTTTAATGGCACATCTGGCGCGCTTGAAGTGCTTGCTATTGACAACAGTGGCATTGGGTCAGGTGTGAACCAGTTTACGCTGTCTGACTTCACGTCATCAGTGCTTAATCTTTGGCAGTTTGATTCTTTATTTGATGCAGGCGGTTCTGGTGATCAGCTGCTTCTTGCACACCCAGGTCAAAACCTTGCGCAAGTTGATGCAATTGCAAACACGCCTGTTCTACAAGGTGACATCAACAGCACTACAATGTCTAAAATTGGTGTGTTTAGCATTGCAGGTTGCACTAAAGCCAGCGGTTCAAGTTTCTTCACGTTGCCTGCGGCAGACACGCGCGTTGGCGCAGGTCAGTCAGTGAGCGGGACAGGTATTGCAGCAAACACTGTAGTAACGTCCGTTGCAGGAACTCAAGTTAATATTTCAATTAACACAACTAACGCCACTACTGCAACAATCACGTTTGACAACAATGTTTCGGTGTCAGGCGGTGTTGTTGTATTGCACCCCTATGTGTTTGTTTACGGGAACAGCGGGTTGCTTAAGAACTGTGCGGCAGGTGACCCAACTGACTGGATAAGTGCAGACTCTAACGAAACCAACGTGGCATCAACAAAGATCGTCAAAGGCTTGCCTGTTCGCGGCGGTTCTAACTCGCCTTCTGGGTTGTTTTGGGCTACTGATTCGCTAATTCGTGTGTCGTATGCGCCAACAACTGTAGGTTCAGGCACGATCTATTGGCGCTATGATGTAATTTCAAGTCAGTCATCTATCTTGTCATCTTCATCCGTGATTGAGTATGACGGTGTGTATTACTGGTGTGGCGTCGACAGATTTTTGATGTACAACGGTGTGGTCAAGGAAATTAAGAACGACTTTAACCAAAACTACTTCTTTGACAATTTGAACTATGCCCAAAGACAAAAAGTCTGGGCTACTAAAGTGCCTCGGTTTGGCGAAATCTGGTGGTTCTTTCCGTCTGGTGACAGTACTGAATGCAATGATGCAGTAATCTACAACATTCGTGAAGGCGTATGGTATGACGCCGGCGAATCACCCGGCGCATATAGATCTGCAGGGTACTTTTCTCAAGTGTTCAGCTATCCAATTAATGCAGGAACTACGCTTTCCACGTCTCAGACACTGTTTAGTGCATCTATCATTACGCAGTCGACAGCAGTAATTAAAGTTCCATTGCCTTCTTCATCTAACCCGTACACTAACCTAATTGCAGTAGGCCAGCTTGTCACTGCCGTAGGCATCCCATCGAATTCTTACATATCTGCAATTGCGCCAAGTGCAACTCTTAACTATTGGGATGTGACAATTACTGTTGCGGCAACTACATCATCAACAGTGGATGCAACATTTAGTAGCGTTGCAGGCTTTGTGACGCTTTGGCAGCATGAGATTGGTACGGATGAAGTGAATGGTGTTCAGCAGAATGCGATTGAAAGCTACTTTGAAACTTGTGATCTAGGCTGGATGCGTGGCGGTCCTGCACAAGCAGCGCCAATGGGCGACAATGTCTGGCTGCACCTAGAACGGGTTGAGCCAGATTTCATTCAATCAGGCGCGATGTCACTTGAAGTCACAGGTCGACCATATGCTCAAGCAGAAGACTCAACTACAGGCCCTTATACGTTCGACCCTGATACACATAAGATCGACTTACGTGAACAGCGTAGAGAACTACGTCTAAAGTTTACAAGCAATGTGCAAGGCGGTACATACCAACTAGGCAAGCTAATTGTGTCGGTTGATGCCGGTGATGTGAGAGGCTACTAATGGCACTTGCGCTTGTTTACGATCCTAGATACCACACATGGGACTCATGGACAAGCCTAATGTGTGAGGCGTATGCCGGTCAACAATTGCAGATGAACCCGAGTGAGGAGAACTGGAAGTCGTGGGCAGAAGGTCTTAATGCTATCGATATCTTCACGAATGAAGCAATCCCTAGCCCTTCAAGATTTGAAACTTGGCAAGAATGGGCACAAAGTCTTGTGAATGCTGTGAACCAGAAAGTCAGCTAAATGAATAGACAAGCATGGGCTCTCTTAGGCGTTCCAGATCTACCTGTCGATGCGTTTAAGCACGTAGGCGATAGGAAGATTAAGCCGCATATCTTAGGTATTGACAACCCATTCCATGGGGACAGCAATAGCAATGGCAGTAGTGGCGGCGGTGGCGGCTGGGACCCATTTAACGGGTCAATCATTCCAGGGGTTAACAACCCATTCCAAGGCGGAAGTTCAACATGGCTTCCTGGCGCAGGCGATCTTAATCCGTTTAACCCCAATTCAGCTGTAGGTCAAGCCACTCGTGGGGTTGGCGAGTTAAATGTATGGAACCCTGACTCTGAAGCAGGGAAAATTGCAAACAAGCTTGCTAAAGACATAGGCTCTACAGTAGAAGCCATTGCTAAAGACCCTAAGAAATTAGCTGCTGTTGCAGTCATGATTGCATTTCCGGCGGCTGCATCTTCAGTTGCTAGCTACTTATTGCCTGCCGAATTTGTTGCAGCATATCCAACCATTGCAACAATCATTGGTCAGACTGCAGTCAACACAGCCACTAACGGCGGTGATGTTAAAGCAGCAGTTACGTCAGCAGCTCTGCAGTATGGCGCCCCTAAAGCGGCAGACTGGCTTGCAAAATCATACGCAAGCGATGCAGTTAGTCGCGCTTTAACAGACTGGGCTGCAAAAGCGACTGTTGATGTAGGACTTTCAGCTGCTATGGGTAAAGACCCCATGACTGCACTGATATTTAGTGGTCAACAAGCAGCTGTTGACGCTGTTCTTAAATACACCGGCATTGGCGATCAAGTATCTAAATTGCCTGATACAGCCGCCAAAGCGCTTAAAGCCGCTGTTACTGCAAAATTTAATGGTGTTGACCCATCTAAAGCAGCGGCAAATGCAATGGTGCAAGATGCCATCGCGTCCGCTCAGAACATGGTCAAGGCGCAAGCTAAGCTTGCAGCTGCAGGTGTTAAGACACTGACTGAGAAGCAACTTGCCGGCATACCACACATCCTTACGCCTGCAGCTGCTGAGTCGCTTGTCAAAGTGCAACAAGCCGCAGATAAAGCAGGGCATGCGCTAACTGCTAAAGACATCAATGAAGCATCTTGGTCTTTTAAAGACAATGGCGGTGATGCAGATACTTGGCAAGAACTTACAACAGTAGACCAAGATGCAATCAATAAGATCATTGGTAGTTGGGATAATGCCGATGACAAGACCGACTCATCTAGCACTTCCAATCCGACTAACATTAATGCTAATCAAAAATTCTATGAGTCATTGGCTGACGACTTCATTGTGGCAGTTGATCAAAATGGAAACCAGTACACAAAAGCTCAGTATGAAGACTGGTTAGATAGCCAAGACGACACAGCGACTGAGCCAACTTCACAGCCGCTTAAGCCGACACCACCTCCTCCGACAGCAGTTACGCTTGTGACGCCGGACATGCCGGATGTTGATAGCTACTCTGACAGAGAAGTCAGTAATGCAACTCGACTGTGGGTTGAGAATCATGGTCGTCAACCGACAGAAGATGAACTGCAAAATGTCTTATCGGGTGGGTGGGGCAAATATGATGCACCGGCAGTACAACAGCCTGGTCAACCGACAGGTTCATTGCCTGTTGCCAGTGAAGACACAAGCGAGCCTGGAAATATCTTTGCATTTGGGCGAAGCTGGACAAAGTCAGAGTACGATAATTATGTAGAAGAACAACGTGCAGCTGCAGAAGCTAAATATGCTGCAGATCTACAAGCTGCACAAGCTGCACAACGCGCAAAGACTGAGGCAGAAAGTAATGCAGCACACTTAAAATGGGAGCAAGAACAATTAGCTTTAGGCAGGCATGTTTATAAGCCAAGTGAACCTGCACAACCGCCTGCTGCATTGCCTGTTGCGCCACCTCCGCCGATAGAGCCTGCTGCGTTGCCTGTTACTCAGCCGACAGAGCCTGTCCAAACTGCATTGCCTGTTACACTACCTCCGCCAACCGGTACACAGTTGGCATCAGCTGATCGCAATTTTAGTGCTGAAGCCGGCCCAATTACAGTAACAGGCACTCCTATCTTTGCAGGTGATTCACGGTCGAATGATGTTGATCCGCCTCCTGGGTTTAGACTGCTTGACAAATCAGAAGGCACGCCTAAGTTTAATGAAGAACTGGATGGCTATGTAGACACGCAAAAAGGCACGTTTTACGACCCTGTTCAAAATGCGTGGTTCACAAAAGATGTCAATAGCACTGCTGAAATAGCAGAATTGCGTGATTGGCTGTTGAATTCCGGCTTGCCTGCAGGATTTGGTAATGTAGTTGCAGACTTAGCAGAAGACGGTGGCGTAGGGCCGAACACTGAGTTGGAATTGTCTGATGAAGACATAGCGCTTTATCAGTCAATTGCGCAAAATGACGGGTTCTTATCGCTTACTCCCAATGGCTCATACAAGTGGGTCAAAACAAACGACCCTAGCGCTTTTGATGATGAAGAAGGCTACTATGTTGTCGGAGACAGTGGTGAGTCACAGTGGGTCGACAAAGAAACGTTGCAAACCATAGATGACATTCTTGAAGAGCATAAAACGCCTGATAAGCCAGACGGTGCTCTTCCTGTCATAGACGGCCGTGAGACGACAGGCCCGCTAACTAATCCTACGACAGGCCCTAGCACAGATGGGCCAACAGGCCCTAGCACAGATGGGCCAACAGGCCCTAGCACAGACGGGCCAACAGGCCCGTTGACTGACCCTGTAACTGACCCTGTAACTGACCCTGTAACTGATCCTGTAACTGACCCTGTAACTGACCCTGTTGAAGAAGAGCCTGTTGAAGAAGAGCCTGTAACTGACCCTGTAACTGACCCTGTTGAAGAAGAGCCTGATGGCGGATGTGGCGAAGGATGGCACTGGGATGGAAGCAAGTGCGTCTTAGATGACGACCCTGTGCCTGTCACTAAAGAAGATGACATTCCAACTGATGACCCGAACATCAACTATAAGCCGCCTAAGCTACCTGTAACGACAACGCCGCCGGTTACAACCACGCCTCCGACAACACCGACCCCTGGCATCCCAACAGCAGCGTCAAGTAGCGGTTCAACCGGAGGTGCTTTGCCTGTTGCGCCATCTCCGACAATGCTAGGTGCGGCACCTGTTGCCGGTGAACAATCTGGACTTCAAGAGCTTATGCAAATGTACCCACAACTTACAAATGTTCGACCTGACATTATGAAGCTTTTGTCAGCAAAGTCGCCCACTAAGCAGTCATCTTCAAGCTCAGGCATGGGCACACCACTGATGAATGCAAGCATTTCAGGCGCACCATCGCCGCTATCGCCATTGCGGTCAATAGGCGGCACAAGCAGTGGTGGTCTTGGTGATGCATCAACGTCAAATTCGCCTACCGGATTGATGAACCAAGGTATAAAATTGCTTGGGTATGCAAAAGGCGGGTCTGTAGAAGACCACGTGCCTGAATTCATCACTGGAAAAACAGGTAACTATGTTCGAGGTGAAGGTGACGGCCAAAGCGATGACATCCCTGCAATGCTTGCAGACGGTGAATACGTGTTTGATGCGGATGTTGTTGCGGCACTAGGCAATGGCTCTAACGAGGCAGGTGCCGAAGTTCTTGATAAGTTGCGTGAGGCAATTAGGAAGCATAAGCGATCTGCGCCTGATGACAAGATCCCACCAAAAGCAAAATCGCCTCTTGAATATCTAAAGGACGCATATCATGCCATTGACTGAAGGCGCACCACTCGCAAACATTACAACCACGCAAGGGCAGACAACCACTGCCCCAACGTGGTACACCGACTATCTTAGCGATGCAGCTAAGAACGTTACAGCACAAACCACAGGCCCTAATGCTGCACAGTACGTAGGTGCTCAGCCGCTACAAGAACAGGCGTATACTGCAGCAGGTGCACTACCTGGCACATATCAGCCATCACTTCAGTCTGGCTTGGCTTTAACCAACACGGTCGGCTCTACTGATGTAGCAAAACGTGCCGGCGAGTTCATGAACCCCTACACACAGAACGTAGTGGATGCAATGGGCACTCTAGGCCAACGGAATATTCAACAGTTCTTGGCGCCACAAGCCACTTCAGCTGCTGTAGGATCAGGTCAGTTTGGTTCTAAACGAGGAGCTGAGGTACTAGGCCAGGCGATTAACACAGGCCTCCAGAACATCAACTACAATCAAGGACAGGCCTTGCAGACTGGGTATACCCAGGCACTTCAAGCCGCCCAAGCAGATCAGCAAAACAAGCTGGCTGCAGGTGCTCAAATGGGTAGTCTTGCCACGGCAGGCCAGAACTTGGATCTTGCAGACATCAATGCACTGTCTACGATGGGTGCTCAGCAACAGACCATCAAGCAAAACAAAGAGATGTTCCCGCTGGAGACAATTAACAAGGGTGCACAAGCACTTCGTGGTTACAGCATTCCGACGTCTGTTAGTTCTACGTACACAGGGCCTATCCCAGGTGCATACTCTGCATCGCCATTACAGCAAATTGCAGGTCTCGGTGCAGTGGTTGCAGGTGCAAGTGGGACAGACTTTGGCAAAGCAGTCGGCAATACGCTAAAGACGTCATGGGATCAAGCATTTAACCCAACTAAGATTGACAGCACTAAAGTCCCGCCTGGTTATACGCTTGACAAGAGCGGTAACTTTATGACTGATGCAAATGGGAATCGATACACCGTTGATGAAAAAGGCAATATCAGCGGCTTTAACCCAGTCACATCTTGGGAAAGTGAGCCTACTGTAGGCGACAACACAGGTGACGACGGCACAGACACCACAGGCGACTAATCGGAGCAACTAAATGGCACTACCTGTAAGCAATCCTGTTCCGTCATCCATTCCTACGATGCTTGGGTCGGATGATCAAGCAAAGACTGAGTACTTTGATGCACTTCAAAAGACGCTAACTGCACTTGAAGCTCGTGCAAACCAAGGCACCAACTGGTGGCAAATTGCAGCGGCTGCACTAAACCCAGGCAGAACCGGCACGTTTGGTGAAGCCGTTGGCAACATTGCAGGCGCCATGGGTGCACAGCAAGACAAACAGCTTGAGATGCAAATACCTATTGCACAAGCAAGGGCACAGATTTCAGGGCAGAAATACGAAGTTGAGAATCAGTCCAAGGCAATTAAGATGTTGTCTGCGGCAATAGGCATGCCGCCAGAACAAGTTTCGCAACAGCTTGCTAACGGCTCTCTACCTCCTGCTGCAGTGGCTAACATCTCGCCTCAAGCATACGCTGCAATTGCAACCTTGTCGCCTAAAGTCGGTGACATTGTAAAGAACATTGCCGAAATGAGCAATAAAAATGCAACCTTAAACCTGGAAACTGATAAGTTTAAAGAAGTAAAGACACAGAACCAAGTTACTAATGCAAGAGAAGATCTAAAGTCTGGCATGGGCATTGCTGAGTTGGTTGCAAAGTATGGCCAAGCCATTGTTAGCATGATCAACACTAATAAACCTTCGGCACCTGCGCCTGCACCGATACCTGGCAGCCCTGGAACTGGCGGCCCTGGGATGCCTGCACCTCCTCCTATGCAAGTAGGCGTACCTGGGCCACAGCCTACAGCACCTCCAATGGTTGGTCCCCCACAAATGAGCATGCCTGCAGTCCAAGGGCCGCCAGCTGCACCTCCGATGGCACCTCGTCCTGCGCCGGCTCCTGCAGGTGGTATGCCACCGCTTTCATCAGGTCCGACAATTGCACCAAGACCAAGCCCAATGTCAGGCATTCGGCCTGACTTGCAAGTACCTCCTGATGTTACACAAACAGCAAACGACTTGGCAGGATTGCCATTGGCAGGTCAAATTGAAGTTCAGAAGAAGCGAATAGAAGATGCTGACAAGATATGGCAGACCAAGCGTGATGAGATCATTAACTACACGCCACAGCTTGTACAAGGATCCAATACGAATCTTCGTAAGCTAGATTTCTACGCAACTAAGTACCCTGAGGTCTTTGGGCTAATGCAAAAGCAAGGCACAATTGCAGCATTGCAACAAGCAGCACAAGATGGCGTTAATCTGTCAGCAGGTCAGTTCAATGCTCGGATCGGGTTAAACGTTAAAGGGTTCTTAGAGAAAGTCAGGCTAGACACTGATCAGCAACAAGCAGTGCGTGATGTCACTCGTGTCTTAGGCGAAGAGTTTTTGTCTAACGTTAAAGCCAATAAAGGCTTGTTGGGTGTGAACCCCACGGATAACGATGCTCGTTTGTTGCAGGCACCTATGGTGAACACGGATGATTCATCCAAGGCGGTTCAAATGTGGGCACGGAATCAACTGTTATTGAACAAGCAGCGTGAAGCTTTGTACAACGGTTACCAACAGCATGCTGAAAAAGCAGGGCCTAGTGCATCGCCTGGTAGCTTCTTCCGTCCTGGCAGCATCTACGAGAAAATCAACGATGACTATGCCAAGTATCGCATGCAGCTGTTCAATCAATTCAATCCCAAGTGAGGTAGTGCATGACTGATGTCGATAAGATCTTAAACACACCTCCTGGTCAAGCCTTGGCCAATGAAGATCAAGACATGGGCAACCCACTTGCCGAACTTGACCCTATCTTTGCAGCGCCTATCGGCGCCAGTCCTGGTGCCGGCAAGCCGACAACAACTAAGCAACCGTACGACTACACACCTGAGCTTGTAGGCGGTGTGACAGGTGCAGTTGTAGGAAATAGAGCACCCAAGTATGAAAACCCAAAGTTGCTTGGGGCAAAAGCAGATCTTGCCAGTGCACAAGCCGTCGAAGGTGGTGTTAATAGCGATCTGATTAAAAAGCAAGGCGCTCGTTTAGATGCCATGGACACTGCACGTCTTGCAGCACAAGATGCACAAGCCGAAGTAAACGCTACACGTCAGGCACTGTCACAAGCTGAAGCAAATGCATCCAAGTTTTCAGTGCCAGAAAAAACAGCTCTTCCTGCTGCACAAGTAGCCGAAGATGTTGCCAAAGGCACATCAGAAGTCAAAGGTGCATTGACCCAAGGTGCTCTTCGACACTCTGAGAAGATGGGTGAAGTCCGAGAAGCCAACCAAGTCAGGAAAGGCATTGCCGGGTATCAGCAAGGTCTGCCTGCTTCCGAACGTATGCCCTTAACCGGATATTCACAGTCAAGCCGCTTGATCGTGCCGAATGAGCTGGCTAATGCGCCCGTTAAAACCGCTGCACAGATCGAAGCTGAAAATGCGCTTAATAAAGCAAAAGAAGCCCATGACGCAGCTATTAAACGTGCTGCTGACTTGAAAGTCCAACAAGAGCGATTGGCAAAACCGTCAGGCAGTGAAGCAAGAAATCTTGAAAATCTTGACAAAGCCAAGAATGCAAGGTTGGGCGCCCAAGCCACTGTGGATGAACTTACCAAAGCAAGAAGCTTGCTGTCTAAGATCCCAGGGCTCAATATGATCATGGGCGGATTGTCAGGCGCAGAGCTTGTCTATGCATACCGACAGCTAGAAGCTGGCAACACTGTTGATGCCGTGATAGCAGGGTTAAGCGGCGTCGGTGGGTTGGTCAGCCTTGCACCACATCCTGCAGCAAAGCTGGTTGGGACTGCTATGACGATCCCTGGGTTGGCATACCAAGGCTACAAGGAAGCCAAAGAGCAAGGCTTTGAAATGCCAACCGTCAACTCAATGGGCAATTAAGCCGAGTCAATCGCCGACTTTGCTTTTTCGATCATTTGGTTCTGGATGTTCTTGACATCCGTAACAGACAAATGAACCACATTGTCATGCTCTTCATTAGATGCCACAACCAATGCTGACTCAATGGCGTGCTTACAGCGTTGCCGCATCAGTATGCCGCCTACTGTAAAAGCTTCAAGCCAAACACTGTAAGGGTCTTTGACCAGTTGCTTATTGCCGGTGTGGTTGCATAGTGCAACCCATTCATCAAATGCTTTTTTGATTTCGTGGTCTGTAAGAAGTATCACAGCTCTTTTCCTTTCGTGTTGAGCCACATGCGCAATGTTGACATACCGCCATCTATGAGCACATGGTTGTGAAATTTCTGGTACTTATGGTACAAGGGGTGGTTGATGAAATTCTTCATAAGCAAGTATGCATCAGCATCAGGCGCCTCCATGCCCATAGCTCTATCGGTGTCAATGCATTTAACATTGAAGTCTTGCCCAAACTCTTTGGTGATGAGATGACCTTGGTCATTTAGCAAACCAATGATGACAACCCGTGGCTTATGAACGCCAGTGCTTTCATACGTAGGGTTGTGTTTTTCGACTCTAAACTCATGTTCTAGCTCTTTGACAGCAGCCCTAACTTGTGTCTTCACCATACCTGCGATTCTTGCAACTATGGCTTCTACTAGGCCGTCCAAACTAACTTCTGTAGGCGCCGATGGAGGCTCTATCATAGGAGTTTGCACAGTTGGTGCCACAGTTGGTGCCACAGGCTCTATGTAGTACTTAATTGTCTTCTTTAGCTTGTCGGTTAAGTTCGCGCATGATGAGTGCGAATTAAATTGCCGACGACGATTTTCAGGGATGACCGTTTGTGCCTGCTTTAACGCATCATATGCGCCAAGCCCATGTCTATGCATTATCTCAATTGCACGACCGAGCACGCAATCTTCTTCAGCTTTTGTCCAAAATATCTTTTTCATGTTTAGCCTTTTTGCAGTAGTTGTGTTTAGTGACATAGTAACGATAGTGCCGTACGCTTCTATTGAGCGCTTGCTTTCTAAGATCGAATTCTCCACATACGTCAACTTGTCGTTCAAGGTGAACAACAACTCGACCTAATGCCTTGATTGTGCGACTTTTCCAGTTAGGGTTGTCCTTCACAAATCGGCTAAAGATTAGTTTCCGCCTCTTTAGCGTCATTTTCGACAGAGAACTTTGAATGTCGAACCAAGTGTTCATCGATGTGATTTCTCGATAGCATCAATCTGGTTCAACAAATTTTCACGAATCTTTAGATAGACATCGCTACCTGCGTATTCATCCCTACCTTGCGTGTGGTAGAACTGTTCTTCACACCAGTCGAAGTTGTCGTTCTTTGCATTAGGCGGAAAGATGTTTGTTTTGCCTTTGGCTGATTGACGTTGGTAGAACACATCCGGTTTACGGAAGTCCACCAACCCCTTAAGAAACGGATACTTCTTAAGAACCTCCAGCCATAGCTTCATGGCAATGATGTTGTCTACAGTCGTTTGAATCTGTTCATCACCGCGCATAATGCAGTAGCCAATAAGATCTTTGATAGTGCAGCGAACCATATAAAAATGCTCAAAATTTCTAGGCATAATTGTACGAGTATCCAAGCCATGTACAAGCCCACTATCAAGCATATCCACATAAAGATCCCTAGCCATAGTAGTGATTTGCTTATAGCGGTCATAGAAGTCCTTGTTAGCCATGATGCTTGGTTTGACCATCACACGGTCATCTCGCATATCCCGGTCACCATGCACCTGGGCTGCAAAACTAAACAACCGATGCCTAATTAGGTGAGTTGTATCAACCATGTCCATGCCATTCACGGACCAAGTGATGTTGATGGTTTCCATGGCGGTTGGCAATAGTTCGTACTTAAACAGCTCATCAACAGTTTGATCAATGTCAGCCTCTGGGAATTCCCACTGAATCTTGTCATTCCAGGTGTTCATTAAGAACACGGAGATCGTCTTCCTGAATTCCGGAATAGTAGGTGCATGGATGATCTGCACGTCGATGTTTTCCAGCTGGTTGACAAACTCTATTGGCCCAGGCTGTTTGCCGAACTTAAGAGTTGTATGCATCTTTTGGAGATGCGGCATTTGTGATTTAGTGACTTTAGGCATTTTTTGTTTCCTTGTTGAGTTGAATTTCTACTAGACGTGCGTAACCTGCAATGTCGGTCCAGCTATCCACATGTGTGGGTGATACAGCCAACCGAGAAAGTTTCATGGCGATTTTGGAGAGATAAATAACATGGACAGGATCCATCTCAGCATTGTGCTGTTTGCGATACCTGTTAGTTATATTTTCAAGGATAACCGCTTCTAATGAAACACCCTCAAAAAAATCCCCGTAAACCTCACCTCTCTGCTCTAAGACTTGATCTGTCGTTTTCATGGCACCACCTTATAAGGCTCAAGTTTTTCCTCAAGTTTAGATAGCCGTTTCAAGCTATTCTCGTGGACATCCACCATGTAACCGCCGTTACCTAGGCCGATCTCATTGGCAGAATACTGAAGGCATTGCAAAGCATCGGCATAGTGAACAGCCAGTGCTTCCGGTGTGTCCTCGTGGTACAGGTCACAAAATTCTCTAAGTGCATCTGGAAACCCTTGTACGATTTCTTGTTCAGCCAGTTTAAGGGCTTTTGCAACTATAGGAAAGTTCTTCTTGACCAGGTGGTTTACATCAGAGATTTCCATTTCAGCCAGATCATGACAAATGGCAATCTTGACTGCCTTGTCAACATCAAACTTGTAGTCTGCTGATAGCATCATGACGCCTAGTGCCACGAAGAAACTGTGTGTTGCCACACTTTCCTGATGTATAACAGGCTTCATGCTATACCGTTTGGTGTGCTCAAGCGTGTAGCTTTGCATGAAGAAAGCAAAATCACCTTTATTCATAGCTAATGCTTTCCTCTGACCAGTTTTTACGAACAAACGTGCCAGTGCTTACAATGTGTTCTATGGCAGTATCCAGTTGTTTAAAGTCTCTGACCACTGAGCCTGATGCGGCCAGTACGAGGTTAAACTTTTGACCAGGTTCACCACCTAGCCATACATAGATAATAGGTATGCCTTTTGCATAGCACCAGCCGGCTTCAAACATTGTGCCAGGGTCTTTGCCGTCAGTAACGCAAATGGTTAAGTCGGTTTTGCGCAGTGCCACCAGGTTGATGTCTAAGACTTCTTCTGGCGTGGTTTTGCCAGGTGTGTACATACATTCATCTTTTGGACTGAAGTACTTTAGTACGCTAAGGCCCAAGTTGGTTTTGATTTGTTCAATGATGCGCACCTGTTCAGGATTGAAGAAGGGGCCTGCTATGTAGATGTATGGGTATCGTGAGATTGGTTGCATTTTGATCCTTACAGTTGTTAAGAAGTTTTGTTTGTTTACTTAGTAAACAGTTGCACTATACCATGTTTTCAGTAAAGTAAACACTTTATTTTTTATGCGACCTCCGATTCCTGAATCTTTTTTGCGTAGTCCCTCACTGCATTCATAAGGGCCTGCTGGGTCTTATCTTTACTGCCTATAGCAGCCACAATGGCTTCATCGATCGTGTCTCTGGCAATGATCTGATGAACCACAATGTTATTCCTTTGGCCTTGGCGCCATAGCCGGCGGATGAATTGATCATAGATTTCCAACGACCAGGTGTTGCTATACCAGATGACAGCATAGCCTGTGCCTTGCAGGTTCAACCCATGACCTGCCGATTGTGGATGTGCCAGCAAAACAGGGTATTCACCATTGTTCCAGTTGTTGATGATGGTTGTTAGAGCTGTTTCTTTAACACCTGAGCCGATGAATGGCGCATTAGGGAACAGCTTTTGCAGTCGTTGCAAGTCATGCCTAAAGTGGTACCCAATCAGACATGGTTTTCCGTTTAAGCCTTCAACCAACTCTTCAACAGCATCTAGCTTCTTATCGTGAATAGGCTTAACGTCTCGTTCCTCACCGTCAATGTACACTGCACCATTTGCAATTTGCTGGCACTTACCAATGGCCACAGCTGCTGTAGATGCAGTCACTTGACCTGACTCAAAGTCCACAAGCAGCTTATCTTCTAGCTCCTTGTAAATCTTTCTAGCCGCTGGAGGTAGATCTACATACACACGATTAAGCATCAACTCTGGCATGTCAAGATAGTCTTCCGCTTTCATACGAAGGACTTTGTCAGCCAACAAACCATGGATCTTTGCTTCTGACTCGGGCTTTAATGTCCAGGTGTATCCACCATAGCCGGTTTGATAGAAGTAGTTTGTTCTAAAGTGTGTGATGAACCTGCCAAAAGTGGCACCACGATCAATCACAAGTTGTGGGCCAAAGATGTCTAGCAAACTGTTGGATGCAGGTGAACCGGTCAACCCAAAGCGGCGCTTAAACTTGTCTAGGAATGGCGCAAGTGATTTAAACCGTTCGGTTCGTGTGTTCTTTAAGTAGCTAATTTCATCCACTACAAGCAAGTCATAAGGAAATGGCTTACCGTTAAGCGACTTTGATAGCCATTGCAAGCCTTCGAAGTTGATTACATGAATGTCAGACTTGTCATGAAGAGCTTTGTCTTTTAATGGTCCGTGAAGAACAGTGATGCTTATGTTCTCAAAGTTTTCCCATTTCTTGATTTCTTCTGGCCACACTGCATAGGCAGGCCTAAGAGGTGCAAGCACAAGAACTTTTGTAATGGCTTTTGCCGCTTTAAGAATCTTAATTGCTTGTAGTGTGATGCTGGTCTTACCTAGACCAGGGTCCAACCACAACTGCCCTGATCCATTTTCAACGAAGAACTTTACAGCCTTCTTTTGGTATTCATGCGGTTCCCAAAACACTATCAATTCCTTCCTTTGAGTCGATCACATAGACTTTGTGCCCAATCTTCTTCAGATCGTTATGTATCTTGTCTTGCAATGCCGACGTTTTTCCACCTGGTCGCTTTAGTTCTACCCACAGGACTTCACCGTTTTCAAGTGGCACTATCCTGTCAGGCCAACCACGTGCAAACCGAACATGAAGCTTTAGAGTCATCAACCCATGCTTTTTGCACTGTGCTGAAAAGTACCGTTCAAGGTCACGTTCTAGTATTACCCGTATCACCATTTGCAAGGACCCCCATTGTCTTTTCGATAGTGGCAAAACCTACACAACCCTGACGGATTGGCAGAAAAGATGCTTTCAGTTTTAAGTTTGTCAATTCGACTTGTTAGCTTTTCTTGCAAAGCAGGCAGATCTTTTCGTTCGATTGTCTTGTATTCACGTGTCTTTTTCAGGTCAATAAAGTCAATGGCAAGGCTAACTTCATCAATGTGTGGCTTGGTCGACAACACAACGCCTGCATAGGTTTCCACTTGGTCGGTGTAATCCCTATCCTTGCCTGTCTTAAAGTCACGCACAGTGGCTTTGTTGTCTTGCTCTATGTACAAATCAATGACACCTCTAAACCACGCACTAGGGTCTTTGTATTCAACAGCAGCCCATTTAGCATCAATAGAGAATTGCATCTCTGATTGTGCATTCATACCTTTCCACTTTTCAAGCATAGGCAACAGATGCTGAATATGATCCGACACCAAAGGCAGTCCGCCTTTAAAGACGGCTTCGATCTCGGTGTGTATCATCGTGCCTCTGGCTGCTGCATCACCTGACGGTTGTGGAAGACGATCAATGCGACTGAACTTATATTGTGCAGGACATTGTTCGTATTGCTTGATTGCCGAATAAGAGTACGCCATTACTTGACCTCTGCAAAGTTATTGCCAACCTTGGCTTCTGCAATGAGTGGGACATCCAACGTAAATGCATGGATCATGCAATGTGCCAGCTTTTCAGCCTCACGTTGGACAACATCAGCCTCGGCTGAGATGATCAATTCATCATGCAAGGATAGCAACAAACGACTACCAAGTGCAACCTTATGATAATCAATCATTGCCTGCTTTGCCATATCAGCACCGCTACCTTGAATGAGAGTGTTTAATGACTTAAATGCAAAGTTCATAAGCCTGCCATTGATGATCTTGGGCGGTTCACCCTTAACCAGCCTACCGCCAATGGTGGAGAACGGTGCCCTAAGCTTATACCTGTCCATCAAATCACGATTGACTTTGTCAAGGCCAGGTGCTACCTCAGACTTGTACAGGTCAATCAACAACTTGGCTTCATCATAGGGAATACCTAGCATCTCACTGATCTTTTTGGGCCCTGCACCGTACAAGATGCCAAAAGACATTGTCTTGGCATAGTCACGAATAACAACACGACCAGCCTTTTCACTCATCAAGTTGGCAGCAAACGTGTGTAGATCGGCATTGGGGTCTTTACGATACTGTTCGGCAAGCTTACCATCCTCAAAGTGTGCAAACAATCTAAGCTCTTGGGCTTGGAAGTCAGCAGCTGCCATTAAATGGCCTTCATCAGGCAGTATGAATTGGCGGATCTTAGGTATCACCAGGCCTTGAAGGACTAGAGGTAGCGGTGTCTTTGGCCCACGAGTTGGCATTGTCTGCAATGTGGGTTTTGCCGACAACCGACCGGTACGGGTACCGCCAACCTCACCGCGGACCGTATTCCATTCCGTGTAGATCCTTCCCGTTGATGACGATTGCATTAGCCATGGTTCTATATAGGTACCGGTCAGTTTGACCAACACGTCCCTATGCCGTAGGACTGAGGACAATTCGTCGTCGGTTAGCATGTCCTTCAGTGTGTCTTTGTCGGACAGTGGTGTGTTCTTGTCACTGGTAGGCCACTTCTTGTCTTTGTTGTAGACACCTTTAGCCATGATAACATTCACCAGCTGTATGCCTGAGTTAAAGTTGATGTCATCCGTACCAAAGTACTTGAACAGCCATTCTTCACACATGGCGATGTCAGCTTTAGCCTTGTCAAGGCAGCCTTGTAAACCTGCAGTGTCAACACGAACACCTAGCTTACTGTTCTCCAACAACACAGGCATCAATGACATTTCCCTAAAGTAGGCTTCAGGCATATCAGCCCTAACCATTTCAGTGAAGTCAAACAAAGCCGCTGTAAGTCGTACGTCAGCATTGGCATACTTACCTACTAGATCGGCAGGACCACGAGCAATGTAGGCGCCTGCAGTCTTAGGCTTCTTCTTAACAGCCTCAATGTGTTCTACCAGCCACATGAACAGTTCATCACGTTCCTCAGGCTGAATGTTTAACCATTCCTTACAAAGCTCTTTTAGACTCAAGCTACGAACATACGGGTCGTGCAGGAAAGCAAGAACCATGGTGTCATGCATCCTTGACGGATGTATAAAAGGCAGGTCAAACTTTTCGTAGATGATAGCCATGTCGAACATTGCATTGTGAAAGCAGATGTGCCGATTAGATGCCCAAATGTCTTTAAGCAATTCACGGACCGTATTGAAATCCGTGTTGTTGTTAGAGTCATGCGAGAATGAGTAGTAACCGGACTTGAACTGCCCAGTCCTGTCGAGCACCGCCAAGCCAACCGGCTTAGGTGGGTACTGTTCAGGACGTGGGCCGATCGCTTCCGACTCAAAGTCTAGGAAGATAGGGTCTTGCATTAATACTTGCTCGACTTAGCTGCAGGTGCTTCAGGTGCCGCATCTTCTTCAACGCCGGCAGTTTCGATAGCAAGAGCAAGCTCTTTTTCGCTACGTGCAACTAAAGCCTTGATCACTTCCATGTTGTCAATGGTACGTACAAAGTCAAAGTTCACCTTGAACTGAGTCTTGGCATCAGGCACCAGGCTAATCCGTGTGATCACGGCAGACAAAGGGCGGCGGGTAGTACTTGCAATCTTTTGCAGGTAGGTAGCAAACCCACGAACACTGGTCACAGGGGTGCGTAAAGCGGCCACTTCAGCTGCATTGACGGACTCAACCGACTCAACCGAATCAGCAGTCATGATCAAAAGCCGACGCTTTTCAGCACATGCTTTGCCTTTGCCGCCATTGGTGGAACTACCCCATTGATCTTTAGGGCAACCTTGGCAAGTGTCGCACTGTTTTTCAGGTGCACTGCCGTTAGGCTTAAGATCCGACATGGTAGGGCCAAGAGCATAGCACACAGGACCGGCAGGGTTTGTGGGATCATACCGGCTTGTGTAATACAGGCGTTCCACAGGCGAACTGAGAATCACCACTTCCAACTGATTGTTGGCAATGGGGTTATCCCGGTAGCTTAAGATGGCGCCTTTGGTGCTAAGGAACTGAGTACCGACGGTACTACGTTCAGCAACCATGCCGGCATTTGCCAGTTTTTCCAGTTCGGATTCGAACAGTGCCAGTTGTTGACCAGGTTTAGTAGACATTTAAAAACTCCTATTTGCGTGATTTAGTTAACGAGATTTCCCACACATCAGCAGTTGTAGACCCGGGAATAATCTCACCGGCTTCCCAACGATCCTTGAAAGCGGTGCTGCTGAGTCTTTTATGCAGCAAGTCAAAGCTTTTTGTAGCCGTGACATACGCATAAAATTGATCCCAATCCGTGATGGTTGGGTGTGTCTTTTTGGCCATAGTAACTGAATGGCCACGTTCAGATGCGGCCTTCATGGTGCCTGCTTCATTCATAGCATGCATGATGTCAGCTTCCAATGTTGCTGCCTTCTTAGACAGCTCTGAATCCTGTTCAGACAGTTCCTTACGCTGAGTCTTGATCATTGCAAGCTCATCAATTAGATCATTTAGCTTCATAAGGCACCTCTAACAGTTCAGGGTCGTACACATGCACATTTAGAATTGCTTCGCTAAACATGGCCTTGGCTACCTTGAATGACTGATCCCACCTAGGGTTGCTATTCATGATAGTCACATGAGCCGTGATGCCTGATTGGATGATCATAGATGCGCATTGGCTACATGCATGCATAGGCCAAGTGTAGATTGTGCAATCTTTCAAAGACTGCTTTGCAAACAAAATGGCATTGGCTTCGGCATGCAAGGTCATCATCAACTTAGTGTTGCGATCAAATAGCCGCTCCTGGTGATCTTGTATGCCACGAGGAAAACCATTGAAGCCAGTACTTACGATTTGATTGTCTGGGCTAACAATCACAGCACCGCACTTTGTGGATGGATCCTTAGACCAGGTTGACACAAGCTTAGCCAGTTGCAAATAGCGTATGTGCCACTTGTTAGGCGTAAGCATGATCATCTTTCATAAAATCAGGCATGTAGTTGTCGGCATTCCGATACCATGCCATGGTCATAACGTTTTGCTTCCAACGGTAGTAGTTGCGGTATGCCTTAACGGTGTCAGCATCTTTGCATTCATCCGGCATGCACTGGGGCGGATTTCTCCATGTGCTTGGCAGTTTGCTAAGTGCAGGAGGCGGATCCATAAGCTCGCCAAAGAATAAATCACGTGTTTTGTGATCATGGCCATAGCGTAAACGAAATTGCTTACAAAGGCTTTTGCCTAAGTCAACAAGGTACATGTAGTGAAGACGTGACTCACGTGCCCATATTGCCGATGGGTGGTTTTTGTGTGTAGGTTTGTAGGTAACATTGGCGCCATTGCCATGCTCATGATGTGCCGTTGCCAACAGTTGTGCTGTTTCGACGATCATTTTGACCACGTGCTTATCGCAATGAAACAAAGCGGCAATTTGGGGTGTGTGGTGTAAGAAGAAGATGTTCATGTGTTTAGCCTTTGATGGAAACTTCTTCGCCGGTTGCGTATTCGAGGTGGTCAACCATTTGATCGACCGACCACAAGTGCACTGGTGTAGTTTCACCGGTCATAACATCATGAACTAATTCTTCCAAGTCACCTGCTTCAAGTAAGCTTTCGATAATTTGTGCTATTGCTTGCTTTTTAGTGATTGTGCTATTTGACATTTTGATACCTTTGTTTTCAGAAGTTTAGGGTTTATGAGTGTTTACTGAGTAAACAATTGCATTATACAATGCTTTCTAAAAAGTAAACACTTATTTGCGATTATTTTCAAATAATTTTAGCGCAATTAGCTCTTCAGGGCCTGTCCATCCTTCAGGCTTTTTGGCGTCTTGTTGTGTGCCGCGGCTTGTAGCGCCTGGGACTTTTTGCATGTTGCAATTGTGGACTATGTCCAGGATCTCAGGTAATGGCAGACCCATGTGATGAGCACATCCCATTGTGACATAAGCAAGATCTGCAATTGCATCGGCAGCATCTACAAGATCGCCTTTTTCATGAGCCTTAAGAAGCTCGGACAGTTCTTCCATGAGGAACCGTGCATAGAAGCTGATGTCAGCAGGTTGCAATAGCTGAGGTGTTGTTGAGACTGGCAAGTTAAGCTTTTGCCGAAACTGTAGGACTTTGTTAAAGATGTCTTGGTTCATGGTCATTTCCATAAGTGTTGCAGTGATTTAGAGTCGTAGGCTTTTTGAAATTCTTTTGGTTCAGGTTTGTTGGTTCTCTCCTTGTATGGTTTTTGCGGAATGGTGCCTGTGAACTGTACTTCAAGGGACTTAAAATTGTAGTAACACAGGTTGCATGTCCTGCGTCGATACACTTTGTCTTCCCATTTAGTTGTTTCTATCACCGACGTTTTTGTGCCTTCACACTTGGGGCACTTCATTTGGCCTCCATGCATTTGTGCTCATCAGCAAGATGCTTAGACAGGAAGATAAGTTTGCACTTTGTGCATGTCCACAACTGGCCTTCCTTCACCACAACGTAGCGATTACTGTCATCACCACGTAACTTTCCAAAGAATGTTCTAATCTTTTCGATCATGTGTTCTTCCTCTTAATCAATTTTGTGACTTCATCCACAGTAAGTCCGAGCGCTTCTAGATCTGCTGGTCGGACAATGAAATACTTTGGTATTGCGGTAACCCTGTCGCCAGTCTCATCCATGTGTTTGCGGATTTTTATGAGCATGTCCTCTAAGCTGGCCTCCGTCAGTTCACTCATGCCACACCCCTCATCTCCCAGCCTGCAATGAAGTAATTCCAACGCCCTTGCATAGCAGGGTTGGTGTACTTGTCGCCAGTCATGTGCAAATCATCCTCTGTGTAGCCCTTGGAGGCCATCAGTGCATGGAATACTTGTCGTGCTTTCATGTGTTCTCCTTGAATTGATAATCTTTAAAGACGGTTCCCCTGCTTGCATCGCCTTTCCAGCATTCGTTTACCCATCCCCGCTTGCCTGACTTGTAAGTACGCCAATGTCCACGAACCTGA